CAGTTGAGTAGAGCGAACATCAACCCTCCAGCAGTTCGGGATAGTATTCCTTAACCTCCTCGGTCAATTCTTCATCCGAATACTTGTCATAACCCTCGCTCAGGTAGTCGTAGCAGAGCATGGTCATCGTCTTGAGGTCCATGTCATCCAGCATCTGCTGGATGAGTTGCTCCTGGAGTTCAGTGCGGTTCATTTCAGAAGTTGGGTGAAGTTGTCGACGATAATTTGGCAGGCAAGATCTTGAACCTCAGAGAGGTAATCTGCCTCACCGAACTGTGACTCTAGCAGGGAGATCAGATCCTCTTGGATTTGTTCACGAACTGAAATAATGTCAGTTTGGGTCATCAGTTTGCGTAGATGGACATGTTTTTACGCATACGAATGTAGTCATCAATCATCTCACCAACTTGTTCGTAAATGTAGGAAGAACCGCCTACATCACAGAGAACATCTTCAGTGAGAACTTTAGAGAAACGCACTTCATTATCGTTAGCATCGAACTCAAAAACATCCTCTCCAGTATATACAAACGCAGCACAACCTGCGTCCTCACCTTGTTGCTCAATCAGTTTGTCGATTGAGTTACGAAGTTCAGAAAGAGTGCGGTACATCAGTCGTTGGTGGGGTGATTGACAATTTGATCTTCAATTTGGTTGGCAAGATCTTCCAACCACTCACGATCTTCGTCGTCTTCATACTGTGCATTCTCACGAACAAATCGCATGAGAAACTCAATCTGTTCGTCAGTGAAATGATACTCTTTGAGTTCAGTCATCATACCTCATCCCGCATTTCAGAGATCTTGTCATAGAGTTGCTCAACGTCAACGTCAAGGTGCTCGCTCAACATGCACCAGTCGTGCATCTCCATGATCGCCAGGATGGCGTCGAGTTCTTCAAAGGTGAGGGTGGTAAGTGTCATGATCAGTAGTCGTAGTTGCTGTTAAGAAACTGGTTGAAGGATTGCTCCTCGTTGTCATCCTCCTCATAGAGATCTTCAATGTCATAGATCTCACCAGGAGCATCTTGAATCTCAAGCAGATAGGTGTCCATGGGTTTGGTGGTGAACTTGTTCAGTATAGGGGGTGTGTGGGGCGCTGGGCGCCCCGTGTGTGCCGCTTTACTGATTGGTCAGGGCACCCTGCTCGTTGAGCACACCCCAGGCAATGCCGCTGCTATACAAACCGATGTAGCGGTTGCCAACACTCAACCCAACGATTTCATCGCCTGGTTCACCGATAAAGTTGACACCAAGGTAGAAGAATTGGGTGATCATTTCAGGGGTTTGGAACTTCATGGTCTGGATCTTCTCCCAGAGGATAGTAGCAACAACGTAAATCACTGCTGCCACGGTGAGAACAACAGTCCGCACGTTGGCATAGAGTTTCTGATAATCAACCTGCGCAAGGAAGGCGATCAGGTCGTCGGTGGGGGGGAAGGATTTGGTGAGGTTCATGTCAAGAATGGGGCAGTTGGGGATGTGTAGAGGTGTCCCAACCACGAGATCAGTATGGCACGCCAGGGGCACCAGCACAACCCCCTGCAACATTCCTTAACATCAGCACCGCTTATCAGTCTCATCAGCAACTCTAATGTCCCAGGGGCTTGACACATCCTGTAATCTTGACTAGAATACCTTTGCTAGGGTTGATGACAATAATATAAAGCTTAATATTAATACTTTAAAGAGATGTGTTAACATACCCCGCAGGGGTATGAGTTATGTACACATAAGCACGTTAGATGGTGTGGGAAGGGGTGAGTGGGGTGAAGCACGATTCTTGCACTATAAGACGACTAGAGTAAGGTATAACAATTGCTTTTTATGCAAAGAAAAAAGGCAGGGACACCACTCCCTGCCTTCGTTACCCACTCACCTATGTTTTATGGTATATTACCTCTCTCGCGTGTATGGGTGACGATGATCTCAAATCACCCAATAGGAGCAGGGAGACTTGAACTCCCACGGGCGTTATGCCCAACAGATTTTAAGTCTGGTGTGTCTACCGATTCCACCATGCTCCCTTATGTGTATAGTATACGATATCTCGTGATGATTGTCAAGTGCTTGTCAATCTCGTAGAGATATGATATACTATGATATGCATGATCTCGTAGAGATGTGTATAAGATACGTGTGCATCTCGTACACATCTCGCACGCGATCTCGTAGTTACCAATGTTTGTCAAACACGAACCCGTCCACGAACTCGTAGTCATAACGAAGTCCCTGGTCCCAGGTTGCTTGCCAATCAACTACAACGAACGCAGGAATGTCCAGTGCATAGCAGTCAGTGGTAGTCTGCTCTGCAAAGTCTGCCTCCGATTGATAATGCCCCCGATAGGCATCTCCAAAGTACTCCAGATCACTTTCTTCCCAGATAGACAAGAATGCTTCTACAGCATCCTGACTATACAAACCACACAGGCGATCGTAGATTTCCTGATACTCCTCGGAGATTTCAGGTTCGGGGACCTTAGTCAGCAAACCCTTTGCATTCAACAGTTCTACGTAGAACATGGTGAACTTGAGTTTGCCGTCGATCTCATAACCACATGCCCGAACGATATCAGACATCTTGGCAGGCGGTTCTTGTGCCTGCATTTCAGTCACTTTAGAAACGAGAGCGGTGCCAGTCAGCATGGGGATGTCCCTCAGGTACGAATGTAATGTAGCAGGGTTTGAGGTGCTTGTAAAGCACCGAGGTGCCAGTTCAGAAGGCGTCACACATCATAGCAGATGTTGGCACGCTTCATCTCACCATACCATGCCATGTTAACGTCGTCCATGATGGACTTGAGAGACATGCAGAAATTAGCATGTTCTGCCTGGGAATTCATGAGTTCCGTGCGGTGCTCATGACGCTCAACGATCTTGGTGTTGTAGTAGTTCATGGGGGTGTTTCAGGAACGAATGTAATGTAGCAGGGTGCTGGGTAGAAGTCCAGCACCCTTGTGCCAGTTAGTTCACTGCCACACGCTCATAGTCCACATAGGCATGTGGAAACATTTCACTGTACTCATCCACAAGATCTTCTGCATGTTCCTTTGTTTTTGAAACGGACAGGAGTTTGCGACCACTAATTTCATCCCAGGAAAGCATGAAAACGTGATACATCGGAGAATTCCTCAGGAACGAATGTAATATAACCCCCCAGCACCAGAAGCGCAAGGGGGGTTGGTCCAGTCTCACACCTGGCACAATTGCACAAGGCGGTTGCGAATATCAAACAACTCCATCTCATCCATATCTGCAGAATCAAGATCTACAGGGGCAAATTCTTCAAGATTAATATTGCCATCAGAATAGATGGGAGCATAGTACAACTCATCGCCATCTTCCTGGGAGAGAGTGTATACACAACCGTGATCAGGGTAGGTGATGAAAATCATGGTGCCGTGGTGTTGAACGAAACCAACATAACGCCGATTTGGGGTGCTTTGGGGCAACATTAGACCAGTTCACAAAGCGGCACAAGACCTGCCCCAGGTGGCAGGGTGCTGTGGTATCTTATAAGGACAATCAGATGAGGGGAGGGGTATCCCTGTGGACGACAATACATCGCCACTTTCCCTGCCTTGAAATAATTATATAACGCTACTGTTATACCATTATAGCATATTATAATGATTGTGCCAGTATAAGAACTGGCACATGTATCAGAATGGATCTAGATCCTTTATGCTAGCATGGACTTCTTCATCACCCTCAAGATCTAGAAGATCTTTCCAGTTCATATCTTCTAGATCTAGATCATCATAACACTCAACGTATAGAGTGACACATACCTTGCGTTTTTGTGCGATCATGAGTATCTCGTGCAATGTGTGTGTATTGTATCATGCATAGTGGCGATATGCAAGATCTTGATAGTCTTGCCCATCTCGTGCATAATCGTCATCCTCGTGCAGATCTCGTGTATGATTCTCGTAGTACGAATCCTCGTCGAGACTGCAATCGTTGCCATAGAAATCGATCTCGTAATCGTCGTACATAGTAGTTTGATGAACGCTTGTGTATTGTACCATGATCTCGTAGAGAGTGCAAGCCCCATAACGCTCGCCCAGATCTCGTACCAGATAATGATACTGTTATATATGCATATAATGCTTGAAATGTTATGAAACGCACATATCTCGTAAGTGTTGTATGATGATATAATCTCGTGCAGATCTCGTAGTATTATGATGTCTTATGAGTCTCGTAGCGATCTCGTGCGGATCTCGTAACAGTTTTATGGGGGCGGCGGGGTAAAACTTGACAAACTGCGCGTGTTATGCTATGCTCGCCAACCTCACAAGACTCAGAAGGATTCAGAAGCATTCAGAAGGATTCAGAGGCATTTACAAGCATTCGGAGGCATTTACAAGCATTCAAACATATTTACACCCATTTAAAACCATATAACACTATCATTATATCACACAATAACAAATTTTTCTCAATATTGTCATTCTCACACATACGAAAAAGTCTCATAATTAGAATAGTATCCAATACACTATAACTAGTGTATAAAACACTATGCATTTAAACACATGGCAAGGGGTATTATCTACCTAATCACAAACAAAGAGAATGGATTAAAGTACGTGGGAAGCACTCTCTTACCCATGAACAAAGAATGGCAGGCACACATTCAATCAGCAAACAAAATGTCTCCTGAACCATTACACAGAGCATTTCGTCAATATGGAATACATCGTTTTACAATACAAGAACTAGATGAATGTGATGAAAGAGAATTGAATGAGAAAAGAGAACAGTGGATAAGACACTATGACTCTTATAATGGAGAGAACTATAACTATCGTGTCTTTGAAGAAGAAGAAGATGATGAAGAAGATTTAGTACCTATCATACCAGAAACAATTAATAAACCAAAGTATAGGCATACATTTAACAATCAAGATCGTAAAAACATTAAACGTACTGGACATAAAGTACAAGGTAAGCATCTTGAAACTGGTGAGATCAAGATATGGGAATCGGCAGCACTAGCAGCAGAAGAAGTGACAGGTAATGCAAGAAAGAATTCAAATATAATGACTTGTGCCCGTAACTGTTATAGATGTTATGGATATAAATGGTCAGTTGTTGAAGAACATAATAAGAAAAGATCTGTGTTTGGCATACACAAAAAAACGGAGAGATTAGGTCCCCGTTATGAGAGTATTACTGAAGCAATGAAAGCACTACGTGGCAATAGTGCTGGATTAGGTTTAATTAAAAGTTTGAAACATCCTGGGCGATATAGTTATAGAGGATTCTATTGGTATTATGGTTGAACCCATTTATCAAGAGGACATTTGGCAGCAGTGTAAATAACTTTATTTTCTAAAAAGCATCCGCAATTCTTACATCTAATAGACTCTGCATGATACTCTGGGCATGAGCGACATATGGATAATCTACGATCTTTTTCTTCATCAGTTGCAAATATCTCATTACCTGAGATAGCATCCATAATTGCATCTTGAATTAATGAAACTAAATTATTTGCTTGTTCTGGTATAGATGGAAATTCGCTCATGTTACCATTTATCAATTGGGCATTTTGATTGTTGAATTTTAACTTTGTGCTTAAGAAAGCAACCACACTGTTTACAACGTTTGCTTGTTTTAGCAAAGTGCTCACATCGTTGACAATGATACATTCTTTCTTTTTGCAATTCTTCAGATGCAAGAATTGGTTGATCAGACATAATCACATCCTTTGCAAGATTTGCCAGGTTTTTTGCCTGATCAAATAATGAAGGAAATTCAGTCGGTGACTGGGACATGATTTTCAATTTTCTCAAGTAATTCTTTTGCTCCAGATAACCAACCTTCTTTATCTGCACCCCAGCGATCAATTGGACATGATTCGCCAGTATCTTCTGTTTTATTTGGAAGATAGCATCCACAACGCTTACAATCTAATCGTTTTGGATCAAATTGATCACATCCTCTACAAATTTCCATACGCTTTTCTGCTGTTTCTGGGGAAACTGCAAAGTTAATTGATCCGGGTGATGCAATTTTTGAGTGATCAGTAAAATATAAATTGAATTCCCAAAAAAGATCAAGCAATTTTTCTTTATCGTAAGTCATAGTTTTTTCAAGATTTTTGAATATTTATTAGTAACCACCGATGATGTTTCCACCACCTTCAACTACAGTATAACCAGAACCTGCGATTCCTCTTCCACCAGCACCAGCACTTCCTGGTCCTGTAGTATTTCCACCAGATTCTCCCCAACGTCCTCCAGATCCTCCTGATGTTCCTGGATTTCCTGCATTGCCCGGAGTTCCTGGATTTCCATTAGATCCTCTGTTTTCAGTACTCCAATTATCACGACATCTTTGCCAAGTATTTCCTGCATTACCAGCATTTCCTGGATTTCCTGGATTTCCTACTCCACCTTCAAGTGAAGATCCTGGACCATAATTTGTCCATCCACGTCCACGTCCACCAGTTCCACCAGTTCCTTTAGTTCCTGCATTTCCCTTGAATCCTTTGGTTCCAGGATCACGACTTTCATTTTGAACTCTTCTACATTCCCAATCACGATATTGACCACACCATCCACATCTTCCTTGGCGATTGTGACAATATTCTCTGCGATAACCACTTGGGCATCCACCACAAGGACTACAGCAACTTCTTCCAGTATTATTGTCTACCTTTCTACATCTTGCTGCGGATCCATCAGTTCCATCAGCTCCGGCAGATCCATCAGTTCCATCAGAACCACCTTCACCACCACCTCCACCGCCACGTATGAATCCACTACCAACAACAGCAACTTTCAGTGGGCGATTGGTGACAAATCTTGCTCCTGGTCCTCCAGGATTTCCACTTCCTCCACCTACTGCTCCACCTTCTCCACCACATCCTCTAACGGTTCCAGAAACTTCAACATACATGTTAGGGGCATCAACATCTGGAGAGAATCCTAATGCAGCAGTATTAGGGTCTGGATTATTGCATCCAACTTCACCTGTGATGTAAACATTCTTTTTAATGTTTTTAGTCATATTCCCACCCCATGGAATTCCACCAGGTGCATGGGCTGCTCTTCCGAGTCTAAATCCATATCCAGATGAATCATTATCAGCATCAGTTCCAGACTGCACAGCTTCGTATTCTTTACAAGATCCACGAAACTGTGAAGTCTTCCAACCTGATTGAGTAGTTACTATGTTTGAATTTTCATCTGCATCCGGAACAACTGGATTTTCAGTGTAAATGCTGGTATTACGAATTAACTGCGATGCCTTAACTGCTCCAGTATCAGTCTCTTTAAAAACTTGTCTTAGTGAACTGAATGGTATTGCTCCAGAATTAAAATGAAAAGTAGTATTAATTGAAACCGCCATTACCTGTTCAAACAAAGGTGAATCTATCTTTGTTTATTTAGAAAGATTAACTAAAATCTGGGACTATTTCCACATTAGTAAATTGCTGTTCCTTAACATGTTTTTCCCACATAATGGCATCCTCAATATTATAGAAAGTTGCCACTTGTTTGGATACGGATTTCTTTTTGTTTTTGTTGTAGATAACCTGGTACTTCATGAGGAGATTCAATAAAGATTTCAATGATTGTTTCATCATTCCAGTGTCGTATGACACCAGCAACGATGAAACAGTTAGTAATCAGATAAGTTGCAAAGATTACAGTGCGAATAACTGCAACTCTATCTGATTCTTTGTCACATTTGGATGCTTTTTCGCCCAGTGCTTTTGCCCACCATCTCCATGGACTTTTAGGTTTCATAGACTGATTTCCTGGATCTGACATATTCTAACTGATTCCATTGATTTTGGTAGCAAAGCACAAGTAATCGTTCGTTTTCATGTAAGGAACAGGCATAAAGATTTTCTGAATCTTTGGGGCGAACGTTTACCTCAATTGTAATATATTCTTTTCCTTTGAAATAAATCCACCCTTCAACGCCTTTGCCGTTGTTCCATATTACATAATCGTTGATCTGTGGTTCGTATTTCATACATCAAGTAATAAACACATCAACAATACGGGATTTCTCTTCGCTTGCCAGAGCAAACTTATGAGCATTCACCACACGCTCCATGATACGATCAGTGTAACGATCATCAAAATCATTACAGTTGGAAAGAATCTCAAATGCTTCTGTATCAGATTCTGCAATCAAACTAATCGTGCCGCCATATTCCGAAGAAGGAAAAGGAACCCAGTAGGTGACGATGTAAAGATACTTCATTTGCTGTTTTAAATTACTCCTTGATTGTAGTCGAATGGTTGAGATTTGTCAATTGGCGTTGTAGTTCACATTTCATAGAAATTAAATGCGAATACAAAAAAGATTGATACTCATTACCTTCAGTTAAAGCGGTAAGGTTATCAATCTGCATCAATGCCAAGATCAGTTTTGTTTGATCACTCATCACATGAACTCTGCCATATAGTAGTCAACAGTAACCTCAAGTTCTGCTGCTTTTTGTTCAATCTCATCTTCAATAATCATCCTTGATTTCTCTTTACGCATTTCATACTCAAGATATGCTTGCTTGGCATTGTAATACATTTCTTGTGCTTCTGCGTGCTTGCTGAAATCCATGAATGCCTTGATGAATTGTTTGATGTCGTCTTTGTTCATTTTTTGTTGTAAGGGCAGTCGGGATGATGTGTGAAGCGAGCACATGATTCATGTGCTTTGAAAAGTTCTTGATCACGTTTGATCAACATACCATTCCACATCAGAATGGCAATCACACCAAGATAGATGTAAGATGTTTTCATCACTATTATAGGTCAGAAGGAGGGCACCACGTCGTAGCGTAGTCCAGTTTCCGATCTGTCCATTCGCTCCCAGATCGTGTAAAGTTTATTATAAAGTGCTGAAGCACTACCATACTCCCTAGAAAGACGGATTTCATCTGCATTTTCTAGATTTTGAATTGCAGAGAGGATAATACCAATCTCATGCACATTTAGATTTACATTCATTTCTTTCATTTTTAGTCCCAACTAACGTTTTGAAGTAGAAAACCAGGCATCACATATGTCCAGGCACCAAGTCCATCAGCACCACCAGTACCACCAATTTTATACTCCCATTTGTATTCATATTTGTTATGACTGTCCCAAGTCATATATCCTTTCTCTTGGTCAAAGCGTCCTTTGATAGTCAACGCATGTTTGTTAGAGTAGATATTGCGTGTGCGAAGGGCACCACTCTTTTCACGTGTTTCAACTACCTTACATACATCAGGATAGGTTTGATCACCTGCCTCAAGCATACAAGGAGTTTCGTATGTAAAGGGGCGATATGATACTTTTTGTTCTTGTGCAACTGCAGGAGCAGCAGCAATCAGAACAGTGACAAGAGCAAGCAGTTTTTTCATGATTTCAAATGTTTGATGAGTTCTGGAAAATTTGCGTGTCCTTTGTATAATATACCACCGATTACCAGTATGTCAAGTAGAAGGAGCACTACTAACATAATGACAACGTAGAGTGCATCTTTCTCTGATTTATTCATCCGATGACTCTCCAGCAGACAACAGCATTGCCCTTGCGTGGAGAAGCGATATGAGCGAAAGCACCATAAGAAAGATCCAAGTCAGCATGAGAATATGGACCACGATCATTCACCCTCACAATTACTTGTTTACCATTGTCTTGGTTTGTAACCCTAATTTTGCTTCCCATACGAAGGTAAGGGTGAGCAGCAGTCCAACGGTAAGCATCAAATCGTTCTCCATTTGCAGTTATATTACCATGAAAACCATCACCAACACCGTAGAATGTAGCAATTCCACATGTAAGTCCAGCAATCAGTGTTTCAATCATCATTTCAATTCAATTCGGTCAAAAAGTAGCATACCTATCTCAAAAAGTAAATCCTCATCCATGTCACCCATAGTGTTGCGAATACCTCCAATAATTGCGGTTTGCAGAACCTCTATAAAAGATTCGTCCATAGAGACATAATCAATTACCGCTGGTTTGAGTGCGTCAGCAATTTTAGAAACAGATTGAGTGGAGAGATTCATTTGTTTGTTTTTTTGTAAAGGTCAATTAAATCATTATCAAACCAAAGTCTTTTATCAGATTCACAAATAACGCTTTTCATCTTATTGCGAATCTCTTCCCATTCTTCAAGAGTCGTATTTATACTTACATCATTAAGATGTGTAAGAATAAAACCAATAAAAGAATGCTGATTTTCCATAACATCAATCATATCTTGTGAACGCCAATTTTCACGACACAAGATATTAATTGCCTTTGGACTTTTGACCTTTTGAATCATTGGATAAATTCCAACTCTTTCAAATACACGATCCTCACGATGTGGATGTTTTTTCATATCTTTTTTCCATTCAGCAACTTGTTTTTGTGAAAGTTGAAAAAAATGATACTCACAATCGGAGAGTTCTTCATTAATTAACTCCCATTCAGAAAAATTCAACCAAACATTACGACGTGACATGATCAGTTTTCGGGGTAGAGTTTCCAACCATCAGGGTAAATACCCATTTCTTCGCAACGCACTTCATAGGCAATACGTTGCAGGAAACGCAGATCCATCTCCTCAACTGCTTTCACAATAGAGCGGCGGATCTGCTTGTCTTGAATGGTGTCTGTGATCATCGGGTGTTCCCTTGATTACCTTGTAATTATACTGCCTGCAGCAGGCGGTTGGGTAACACCTGTGCCACTTATAGCACTGTCATATGATGTGCTATATAAAAAAACAAAGATTTTATTCATGGAAATAATAGATCACATAGCAATTTTTAAAAATGCTGTTCCACAAAATATTTGTGAAGATTTCATCAATTTTTTTGAAGATGTTCAAAATTCAAGAATAGGACGTAAGTTTAAATATCAAGGTAATGAATTTGACGCTGAAGAAGTAGGTGATGACGGAAAAAATCAATTTAAAGAAGGTGTATATGGAAGATCTGATAAGGCATTATGGATTGATAAATTTGATACGAAACTAACCAACATATGCTACGATTTTTTAGGAAAGGCATTTGAGCAATATGCCGCAGAATATCCCGACCTTCAAAACACTCCCCTAACAGTTCTTGACGTTAAAATGCAAAGAACTGATCCTGGAGGAGGTTATCACGTTTGGCACTCAGAGAGTTCACATTATACTTCATCAAATAGAGTTTTAGTTTGGATGATATATTTGAATGATATTCCAAAGGGAGAGGGAGAAACTGAGTTTTTTACTCAACGACTTAGATTTCATCCAGAAAGAGGAACCATTCTACTTTGGCCAGCAGGATATACTCATGCACATAGGGGAAATTTCGTAAGAACAACATCAAAATATGTAATAACTGGATGGTTTATTATAGTAAATAATGATTAATTTTATAATATATGTCTTGGCAATGTAGAAAAAAATTTTACATTATCTCTCAATTGTATTTTTTCTCTACAATACTGGTCGTAGAGCGTTTCTTCCTGCTCCCGTGCTTCTACTTCATGTGGTTGATACCAATACTCATACTTCTCCACAGGTTCTTTAGAATAACATAATTTCCCATAACGAACCCGCAGTGAACCCACCACCCATTGCCTAAGGTGAGCAAGTTCATGTAAAAGAGTTTTTATATACAACTCCTCATCCATATAAGTATCAAGTTCAATTAAGAATTGACGAGGGCGATATTGCTCACCTACTATGTCACAATAACCATTCACACCTTCACGTTTCAATCCACGATGAAGAATTTCAACGTGGATCTTATGGCGTGGAAAGAATTTGTTTAGAAACCAAGTGGTAACGTCCTCACAGAGGCGCTTGCGATAACCGTATCCAGAATACGTGATGTAAGACATGAACCCCAGTGCAAAAACCAAACAAAAGAACCAAGAAAAATAAGTTTGTCAGTCGTTGTCATCATCAGTGAATTGCATCAGAACATAATTGAAGGCGACTGCACCAAGCATGGCAACAGACCACCAAAAAAAGATCATTAACATGATTCACTTCGCATAAAGATAACTACCTGCCCAATCAGCATTCTTAAACAACCATTCACGTTCTTCAATCAAACGCAGATCATAGCGAACACCTTTGGCAGGTGCTTTCCAACTAGCAGATTTGTATACTTCACCAGTTTTTTGATCTACGAAGGCATGAACAGAGCGAGAACCATTACTATCAATAAAGACAATTTTGTGGTACTTGCGTCCAGACTCAAGGATGAAATCAACTGGGCATTCGTTGTTCTTGAGTTCATCAATCTTACGTTGATGATACTCTTTAGTTTCAAGATCATCAACAAACTTTTGATGTCCACGGATGGCATACTCAACGTAATTGTGCTTGAGTGCCTCACAAAGAGCATAGGTATGCCTCAGAACAGCGTCAGCGATGCTCTGCCGTGCCTGTTCTTGGGCAGCGTAGTCAGCGAAGGTGGTGCTCATGGGTGTGTTGTGTATGTACCTATTATAAAGGCACACAGGTGCTTGTGGAGTGCCTGTGTGCCAGTTGATAAAGTGGTATAAAAATGTTTAACCTTCTTCTAAATCGCCAATTTCATTTTCAGTTAAAAATGCGGACTTTGAAATTGGATCCCAGATATAAGAATATGTATCTTGTGGATCTTCCTCAATATCCTCACAATACCTTACAGAAAAATAATCTAGTTTGTTGGAAACATTCTTTAGATAGAAATCTACAACATCTTGTCCATATTCTTGAATAAGAAATTCCTTTTCAGTCATGGATTTACTTTTGAGTGTCAACAACATTCAGTATAAAGCAAAAATTGATCCTTGAGTGGGCAAGTGTGCCAGTTTGATAAGTGTCTCATTTACCAACTTTTAAGGTGACTGCAGATTGAATATCATCCAAGTATGCCTTACCCCTAGCCATTCTTGAACTTGAGAGAAGCAAATACCCTCTACCAGATGCTGCAGAGTGCATACTCATAACTATTTTCTTTTTAACCAATTCTTTAATATTAGATTGATTTGCAGAGATAAAAAATAAAAATTCAAGATTTAATAAAAGATTTCTAAATTGATCAAAATTTCTATCCGATATAACATCACCACCTTTTCTCTGTTTTATCAATTTATACTTATCTTTTATTTTTTTTGTTAAAGTTTTTGGTATTTCCTTTTCTATTAAAAAATCAGCATATTTGAATAAAAATTTTGTTTTATTTGGTTTAGTTTTTAAAGAGGTAATAATTTTTAAATAATCATCTTTTGTCAAAAGACCAACTTTTCTCATAATTTGTTTTGCTACAGAATTTTCATCATCAATTTCGTTCAAAATACTAATACGATTTTTTATTAAATCATTATAAGCTTTATTGAAAGATGTCCGATAACTGGGATGATTGGTCATTTCATTAAAAACATTTAAAGTTACTTGCCCCTCACCAGTCTGCGAAGTTGTTTCTGATGGTCCCCCTTGTTTACCAGGTTTTATCAGTACTGATCCACTACCAGGCAATAATTCAATAAAGTAATTCAAGTGTTTAATTTTTTTATCTGGTTTTTTTATTTCATATGTAAAATTAAAGTATTGAGTAGTAAGATTTAATTTATAATCATTGGGTGTTAAGTTTTCTATTGAAATTAACTCATTCAAATATTTTTCAAATACCGCCTTATTTTTTGACAATTGCATTAAAAATCTTACTTCACTTAAAAACCAATCATCATCTTCTTTATTTTCGTGCAAATAAACTGAATTATAATTTAATATTGAAAATGGTGTATTACTATCCTTAACCTGCTTCAAACTAACTGGAAACATTATTTTTGAACGATATAATTGAGTTATTATCTCCAAATAATGTCTTGGATTTAGAAGTTTATTATCCCCCATCATTTTTACTTTTTGATTTATTAACGTCTTAATGTTTTTGACTTGATTTTTTTTTACCAAGTAAATGTCCGCAGTCGATAACTTGTTAGATTCACTAAAAAATCTTTTACCAAGACTTTTTTGGTAATTTTCCATCATAGTAAAACAACGATTTTTATCTTGTTTAGAATTATTTTTTATAAAATCAACAAAATTAGAAGACTCATGATGATATTCGTATAATTTACCATCGTTGCCACATTTTTCTATAATTTTCTTTGCACTATAGTATGCGGAATATAACCACTCATAATATCCATTATTATATTTTTGATCATCATAAATTGCAGACATATAAGATATTTTTTCAGTATTCAAAAATATATCTGTATATACATTAAAATTTTCTAATGTTTGATTTGAATTCCACTTTAAAAAATACACATAATCAATAAAATCATAAAAACTGAACTTTTTCGGAATATTTTCACTACAAACAAACATGGTTACAATTTCACCAAGAATTGATAAAGTATTGTAGACAACCTGAGTTGTTTTTTGATAATTTGACAAATACTTTTTAAGAATATTCTTTATTTCATTTATATTTCCTAAAGTTGGAAGTTCTTCTTCATCTATTATAGATTTAATATTTTTTGCTAAAAAATCAATAGTAATATTTTCATTTTCTTTTCTTGAGGTTAGATCATGAAGAACTTTTGATCTGATATATACTCTTTGCCTAATAGAAAAAGAACTTTTAAATAAGTATCCAATATTATCCTCTAAAGTTTTCGACGAGAAAACATTTAAAATAGTCTTTAATTTTTCATCTGAAATTTTAGCAATATCTTTTTTTGTTATTTTTTCAAACTGACTTGGTACTATCATGTTTTTCTAAATATTTAGAAAAAAAGGGGAGGTTTTACCCTCCCCTTTGATTACTTGTTCATTTGTAGAGTTGGAACTGGCATTCCACCTTCAGTAGGAACATAAATCGTCACATTACCATTCTTGCTGCCATCTTCAAGTCCAGTAATGTAAAGATACTGAAGATACTCACGGTTGTCTTTCAGCGAATTGCCGATAATCTGGTTTGCTTTGGCAACACCAGTAGCACGGATAACTTCAGCATCAGCAAGTTGTTGAGCACTATCTTTCTTTGCTTGTGCTTCCAGAACTGCAACCTGTCGGGTGTACTCTGCTTTCTGAAGTTCTGCCTTACCATCAAGAGATTGTGCCCACACATTATAGAGTGGTCCAACAACAGAACTAATCACAAACAAAGAGACCAGAAATGATGCTCCAATAATCAGAGCATTACGCATAGTGTTGTCTTGTTGCATAATTTACCTCAAATAAAGTTCAGGGAATAATCCAATCATAACTACCAGGAGTTTCTACACTCTCAAACCCATCATACTCATCAATACGATAAGGACCAGAAACTTCATCAATACGAAGTTTAGCACACATTCCGTTTGCTTTGTCACCCAGTTCTTCTACAACTTGAACAAGAACAGGGTCGTGGCGGTCAACATCACCATAATACCAAGATTGTGCCGAATATGCTTTATTATAAGCAGTTAGTTCATCTTTACTCATAGTAAAGATTTCTTTTGTGGTTTGTGGTTTCAGTCGTTGTTCAGGTGGAACTAACCAAACAGAAAATCCCCACTCATTATCTTCAATCCAAACTTTTTGTTCTTTGATGTCCCAGTAACGTTGACATGCTTCTTTAGAGAGACCAAACCCACCGTAGCAGGCATTATAAACCACTTTAGTCATAATCAGAGTTTGAAAGGAGAAACAATGATACGAGGTTCAACATACACAGGGCGTGTCTTACCATTACCACTTGGATCAGAACACATCACCCAAGTTCCTTCAGCACTATCAGGAGAGAACAAACCATTAGGATCTGCTTGAGGAAGGGTTACACCACTAATTCGCTCATACTTTTGAGGATTGGTGTATTGAGTTGCAGCAGGCAAACCATAACCAATAGAGTTGCACAGAAACACTGGACGACCAGTAGTTTCAGGAACAATATAAGTATAAGTCACCAGTCCATCTTGGTCACGCATCTCAATAATTTGTTTCATCAGTTTGCGTTCACGGAAGTTCTTGATTGCAGGCATACCAGTTTGTGCGGTGCCTTCTTGGAGGATACGTTCTTGTTGATCACGTTGTTTTTGATCGGAATTGCTAAAATCATCACAACCAACAAGAGTTACACCCAGAAGTGCGATGGCAGCAACAGAAGCAAATGGTTTCATGATTTGGATTGATTACTTTGTTATTATAGGATGGATTGTGGGAAGTAGGAAAGGTCTTGTGCCAGTTCTTTAAGTGTCCTCAACCCTTATGATTCTTATCAAAAGGTGCTTTGAAATAATGATTCGCAGCAGAATGAAAAATCATCACACCTTCTGGATTCATAAAACCAGGAGAAGCAAGAGAACCATAATTCCAGAGACGATCCATTTCATCATCAAGAACATTTGTGCTAAACTCTCCAGTATAAAGAGTCGGAACAACATAGCAACAAGCAGGAAGATTTTCTTGATTCCAGATGCTCACATTAAACAAAGAGAATCGTTTCTCCCCTTTGGGAAGATCATATCCTCGTTGAATTCCACTACCCCACCATTCACCATGATGACGACCAGGGCCAAGTTTCATCAGTTCATCTTTGTTTTCGGTTGCCCAACGATGAAAACCAAAGTTGTCGGACTCTGCACTCAACCAACGATTGCGACTTCCAATGAACATATCTCCATCATCAGTAATGTAGATAATTCCATTAGTTCCGTCAATTTTTTCCGTGACCACACATTCCTTATGAAGACGGGGAATTTTAGGAAATGCAACAAATTCGGGATATATAGTGGTCATTATACTTTATTGAGGAAGGTTAGAGATAAAGGATTGAAGATCTGCAGGCATAGCATCAGCAGGAACTTCAGCAGCACGGTGACGGATAATATCTGCGAGTGCTACCTTATGTTCAGGAGATGCTTTGATGTACTCAAACTGCATATTTTGCAGTTCTTGAACCGCACCTGTTCGGAATGACTTTGATTGCTCAAAGGTATTCCTGCGAACATTCTCATACTTTGGGGAAAAGAATGCAGTGAAGAGAAGGTCGTGGTAGGCAACTCCCCAGATGAGAGCACCAAACCCAACCACACCACCTACAATAGCAAGAATTGGTTTCATTTGTCATTCTCCAGAGTAGATTTCAGTAGTTCATTCATAGTGCGACGAGCACGATAGTTCTGAATGATGTCCATTACACAATAACCAAAGGCAAATCCTGCCATAATCGTAGTAATCATTTGGAAGAACCTCCAGAGTTCTTAAAGATAAGATTAGCAAGTACAATCATAGCAAGGTTCTGCCAGAAGGTCAAAGATACATTAAACCAAGACAGAATAACCCCAAGCAACCATGCTTCAAAGAGAATTCCAGCAGTTGCAATAACAATAACAGCAAAAACAGCAGCAATAGTAGCAGAATCTTTCATCAGATTGCCTCCGTTGCCAGTTTAGCACCTTTGAACTTGCCACGAGCACTCTTGTTCTTGGTATCTACACCAGTCACCACAGCGATCTGGGGAGTGCTAGAACCAGTGTACAGTAGAATATCACCTTTGCTCAAAGCGCCAGGAGTGCCCACATAATGGTTCTCACTACTGCCCATCTTGGCGCTGAAGGTGTAAGGTACAACTTCTTCCAGAGCACTCTTGTCAAAGACATGAATTGCTCCAGTACCTTTCTCTTCAATCAGGTATTGGTTTTGACTGTTGGTGCCGATGTGAGTGCCATAGGCAACCTTACCGTCAACAGTGAAAGAATAAAGGGTTTTAGTGTCCGCCATTTCAGTTTCCTCTTCGTAAAGTTTTAGATCAGAACCATAACAAGAAAAAGATTGATTGTTATGAAGATATCTGCAGGTGTAATATCCAGTACTACTATAATCACTTACATAAGTAATTTTAGCAGGTTTTTTTCCAGCTCGTTTGGTGACAATATCACCAAGATTAAATTCCAGTGCCATAATTAAAGACTTTCAACTTGATTAAGAATAATGTCAATATCTTCTGTGGTCAAATGCCCCATAACATCATCTGTAATAGGAGTATCATAGCAGATCTCCCAATCTTCCTCAAGTCCTTTGAGAACTGCAAGTTCATAGAGTCCGTCAGATCCACCATAAGAGTGTGACGATTTGATTACAGATACACCGTAACCATTATCAAAGAAGTGTTTTGCCTGAACACCATCCCAGTTAGGATGTGGTTCAAAATTAAGATCAGTGAATTTCATAATCAGTTACCAAATCGCTGTGCCCAGAGTGAATAAGAATGGTTTTTCATGTGTTCAAGCATTTCATAACGCTGCCGAATTTCAGAGTCTTCAGGAAGATCATAGATGCAGGGAATGGCAAGATCCATTCCATCAACAGCATGATTAAGAATGCTATTCAAAAGATCATGTTCTTCAACAGTAAACTCCATCGTGATGGGTTGCGTGTCGTAATAGTCTTTAATAATTTCAACAGTTTCCATAATAATCAAACAGCAAGGGTAGCAGAAGGGATTTCAACTTGTTTTACCATATCAGGAAAACGTCCATCATTAGTATAGCACACCCACTCACCATCTTTAGTGAAAATGTAGGAGTATTCTTCACTATCGCACAGATACTCATTCAGGTCAGCATCGTGGCGAGGAGGGCAATCTTCACCACGCTGGGAATAGTATTGAGGACCATATTCCTGTGCTTTGGTCTCACTATTCCAACGGTCTTCAGTCCAGCAAGAACTCATATCGCCACCATCAATCAGTTCAGTAGCAAGAGCACGGGTGTTGTAGTGAGTTTTCAGGATGCGACCCAACCATTCAGGATAACCATTCCAGTGGTGGTACACAGAGAGCACAGAACCGTTCTTCAGTTCAATACCGATGCGGGAGCGAGTTGCCATGAGGCGTTTCGTTGATTACCTTGTTAGTATAGGGCATCCACAAGGGGATTGGAGGCACCTTGGACCACTTCTTCAACTGGCACAGCACTTTCTATGCGTTTCTTGGCGATCTCATAGTATTGCTGATCCATTTCAATCCCAATAAATTTACGCCCAGTTTGAACTGCAGCAACACCAGTGGTTCCAGATCCCATTGTATTGTCTAAAACAGTTTCTCCAGGATTAGTGTAGGTTTTAATTAGATATTCCATGAGATCCACAGGTTTTTGTGTTGGATGTAATCCTTTTTCTTGTTTGAACTTTAATACAGTTTTAGGATATCTTGACCCATCTGGATTATCTCTATGTTTTGATTGGGCACTTCCATAAACTTCACCAATTTTGCTTACATTTGAAGAAAATCCGCTGTAAGGGGTTGAGTACCACATCTGAGGATTATAGGTACATTTTTTGCGATAAAATACCAAGATATTTTCGTGAGATTTCAAAGGCATTACCTTGGAATTCATAGGATTTGTACCTTGAGGTTTTTCCCAAATCCATTCATAACGAAAGTTCTCAAGATTTGATGCTGCAAGTATAGTTGTAAATGGTTGTGCCGCAGTAAACACCATTGCACCATTTTCTTTACAAATGCGATTGTATTGTTCCCATAACTTATCCAATGGAATAATACTATCCCACTTACAAGCAGTTGTACCATATGGAAGGTCTACCAACACCATATCTACAGAGTTATCGGCAAGTGTTGGTAGAATTTCTAAACAATCACCCAATAACAATGTCATGAATTTCCTCACAAGAATCCAATTTAACAGTTGTCCAAAGTTGATCAGACATGCTCTTCTGAATTTTAGCAAAAAAATCTTCAGAAGTACATTCCCATCCCATTATTTTCCCTTTAGTATCTTTGCGAGATCCCATGGTCTCTTTCCACTCCTGTTCATGATAATTTAATTTATCTGCATCAATAACAATAAAATAGTAAATTTTATTTCCTCTTTCCCAATCACTTTTTTCACATGCAAGACAAAATATATAATCTTCTTTTTTTACACTAAGAAATTCAAGTTTTTCTGTGATTGTTTTATGCTTTGTTAATCGTGATCCAGAAATAGTAACTACATCATTTTCAACAAATCCACCTTTATTACTAATGCGGATTCCAGAATCTGTAGTTTGATCTACTCCACTTTTATGGTTAAAGTCTGGTTTCCAATCACTACCAAATCCAGCATCTTTCAGTGCTTTTGAAAGAAGTTCTTCCCAATACTCTGCTTTACATTGACCACTATAAAGTTCATGATGTTTTTCAAGATAATGAGTAACAATAGGGACAAGAGACTCAAACATAATTTAAGAAATATACAGTAGTATCATAAAGGCACCCCAGAAAACTAGGGTGCCTGATGTGCCAGTTTAGCAACTGTTACTCAATCATCATAAACCCTACATTCAAGAGCATTAGGGTGAGCATCGCAGTACAATTCTAATGCAGTTGGATCATGATTGTCATTTGGGTGATTTTCTTTGTAGGATTTCAATGCTTCAAGTTCCTCTTCAGTGTGCCTCCGTGCCTGGGGAGAAATCATGGGATCTTCCAAAAGTTCTTCATCCTTCTGGATATGTTGGTCGATGTTTTCCATTTTAGTGTTTTGATGATACTTATTTATTTTATCGGGGAGTACAATCACCCTTTCCTTCAAGAGAACGAACCATCAACTCGGTGAACTTTTCCATTTTTTGAGCAGAAACTGTTTGTGGTGCATAGGTAATGGCATTTTTGAGTGCTAGAAGTTCATTCCATTCTTCGGTTGTGAGGTTTGCGGTTCCAGTTTTTGAAAGGGTCATAGTGTTTTTGTGATGTGTCCCAATATTAGCATTTCAATACATAACTATCTAGAAACTTAATGTTTTCTTTGGGATCGCGTTACAATGCGTTACAATCACTCTCTATTGAAGAATGGTCCGAAGAATCCACTATCACCAGATTTGCGATTTTCAAGTTTATCAAGAAGCGCATCTGTTGACATAAGAGTATCAATACGTGAAATCATGTCGGCAACAACACTACAAACCATAGGTCGCTCTTGGCGTGCAGCATATGCTAAAGCATTACGCAGAGATGCTTCTGCTTCTTTCAAACTTTGTTCTACTGATTCACTTAATGCCATTCAATCTGTCCTCACATTTAGTATAAAAGGTTCCGTTTACATAACAGGATTTGCCTGGTTCATAGTATTTTACCACAGGCGTCTGTATTCTTGGATATTCTACCACATTTTTCACATGGCAGAATAAATTGTAACCACAAATAAGAGTTTCAATCATCAGCATTCATCCATGCCAACTGTTTGAAATAATTTACGGAGAGTATAAGATCCATCTCCATTATCAATCCACTCAATCTGGTCACCCTCTTTAAGATTTGCTGCTTCCATCAAATCATTTGGAAAACATACGAAATATTCTCCACTAGGACCATCTACTTCCACAGGAAGTTGCCACTTTGTAACTTTATCTTTAGGGGTCTCTCTAATCCAAAATCCATCAGCAGTCATAGTCCAACCAGCAGCAATTGCTTCATCATAAGTTGCATCAAGTTTTGCTCGCTTATCATAGTATTCTGCTTCACGCAGATTATACTCACGGCACTTTTCTTTCTCCTGATCTGATGCTGCCTTTTCGCACATCGCATTCAATTCTTCTTCAGTGTATTGAAGTGCTTCCATATCACTATGCCCCCAAGGAGGCATAGTATCATTTTCCCAAAAATCATTCCAAGATTTCTTACATTCTGGAGAAGGATCATCTTTATCGCAAGATAAATGACCCTTTCCATTACCATTCAGAAGAGCAAGAAGTTCATAACAACGACTTGCATGTAATTTATGCATGTGGTAGTTTTCATCAACTACATTCTTAATCACGTCATAAATCTCTTGTGGAGTTGCATTCGAAGTAGAAATAGCATCGTGCATCCACTCTTCAAGTTTTTGAAGAGAGTAATTTTTGTAGTCAAAGTCCATCAAGGTAATCCTTAATTGCTTGCTCCACTATAACCTGGATCTCCTTGCTTGTCAACCCATTTAACCAAGACCATTTTGGGTCTTGTGGGTCCCAGTCCATGGTGAACGATCCATCTTCGTTCTCTGTTATTTTAAGAGTGTCTTCAGACTCCATCACCAGTCTCCTGCCAAGTTTGTTTTTCCGCTTTGCGAAGTTTTTTAAGTTCTTTCATCATCTCTTTAATTTCTTGATATGCTGTTTCTGGACTGATTTTATCAGAAATTTCAAGTCCAACAACATATTGCACTTTATCTCCAAATCGGGCAAGTGCTCTTTCAAATTCAGTTAAAGTTTCATACATCGTAATTAATCCTACAACGTTCAGCAAGAATATCTATACGTGCATCAAGAGAATTTTCAAGACGATAAAGTTCATTGGTAGTTTCTGTATTTTCCCTTTCAAGAAGTTCTATACGATTCTCCAATTCAATTAGTTTACTATAAAGATCAATATGATCTTCTACAATTTGTTTTTCAGTTGGAGAAAAAAACCAACTTATAAATTTACGGATCATTTTTTACATTCCTTAGTTGACTTTGAACATATATCATTTCATCTTGAAGTCTTATAATACGTTCATCAAATGATTTAATCCATTCAATAATCATGTAACTTTCACCAGTTTCTTCATTTTTAACAGTGTAATAAAAATCATTTGCATCCTCTTTTTCATAAGGATATAAACGTTGCTCTAATTCAGAAACTATTTGCCATAACCATATTCTTAAATACCTAATCATAATACACCAACAGATTTAAGATAGTTTCTGTATGCAGTATATCTTCTTATACTTGGTTGATCTTTGACGCCTAACTGGTGACAAATTTCACAATAGCATAACCACTCATACCAAGGAGTCGTTGGATCTAAAACATGATATGGATAATCAGAGTTTTCCACCCACTACCCCTTCATGAACTTTTTCGGGTTCAGGGAAACCTTCCTGCCGTCCTTTAAGGATAAAACGGGTCGCTGATATACATTGCTCTTTAGTGAGAGACGTGACCAATCCGTTTCCGTTAAGATCTGTTGAATCCCAGAGTCCATACCTTTTCTCCTGAACGTAGAAACAATCATCAATTAAAGTTTGTTTTTCTTCCATAGTCATCCTCAAATCTTACGATGTCCTCTTCATCACAAATAGATCCAACTTGAACTTCAATAAATTTAACACCAAATTCACCAGCAGTCATTCGGTGAAGTTCATTCTTACGAATATGTATGTGATCTCCACGTTTAACATCACACTGATAAGTTGATGTTGTAACAATACCATCACCTTCAACAATTACCCAAAATTCTTGACGACTGGTATGTCTCTGCAAAGAAAACTGGAGATTTGGATTTACATAAATCGTTTTAATTTTGTAGGGATTAGTACTATCTTCTTCATGAAGATCAAACCAACCCCACGGTCTTTCAGTTCTTTCGCTCATTTACTTTTTCTACAGTTTCATGAAGTTGTTTGAGTGCTTCAATTGTTTCTGGAGTTTCTTCCCACTCCCAAGAGTTTCCATTTTTATCAACAAAAGTGCGTGTTGTCATTCGTTTTCTCCTTGGAAAGTAATAGTATAATCTTTTTTCTTAAACTTACAACGCTCTATGTATTTTTTAGCGTGTGCTTCACATTGAAAGTAACAAGTTTTTTTATCCTTTAGATCTTTTCCATCTTTATGCACAATCTTAACTGGAAATCCAGGATGTGGAAACTCTTCTTTAATTGGTTTAATCATTTAATTAATCATAAAGGTTTTGTTCTTGTTGCAACCTATCTATGTGATGATAGATTGTTTCTTGAGAGTATTCAAATTCCACAAATCTTTGTGGATTTTTCTTTTGCATTTTAGAAAGCATATTGATCCAGTCATAGTGTTTATCTACGACCCAACCATATCGGCGTTCATCATGCATTATATCATAGATGGAGATCATTTTAAGTGTTTGGGTTTTTCGGTGTCAAATTGATACCATTTAGCATCTTTCATCTGAAGGCACATGAGTACTGTAGCATGTTCTCTCTGTTCTCTGGGTGTGCCACGATACAAATGTCTACGTTGATGGGCACAGCACCAAACATTATAATAAATTTTTGCCTTTTCGTTCACATTTTATCCCCAAGTGTATATTCTCTTGGTCCATAATTTGGGTTTTTCTCAATATATTTCTGCACTGCCTTTGCACCTATACCACCTTGCTTATCAAGAATTTTCATTACTTGTTTTTTTGACAATTTTGTCTTTACTTCTTTTTTCTTTGCTTCTTCTAAAAACTGTTTGAAAGTAATCATGACTTTTTGAAAGTATTTATTCAATCCCATGGTGATTTTCGCTGCAATACTCTAGCAATCTTTTCATTATACTGTGGTGGTTCGTTGAGTTTTTCTACTAGTGCATCAAAGTTTTCTTTTGATAGAATAATCTTTTCTGGTGGATAAGAACCTTTACCCCAAAACTCTTCAAACTTATAAACATACTCCATATGTTCCCATCCGTGATTAAGAGAATGCCAGAACTCTCCCCACACATGGTAGTCATCAAAGCGAAAACCTTGGTGAGATATCAAACGATACCACCACCAGAATGGCGTATAGTAAATCGGTTTAAATCCGAGTATCCACTTGTTTAGGAACACAGGAAAGTCCATTATACTCCCCTACCCCCAAGATTCCAAGGGTCAACACCATCAGGAATAGGATCATCCCATGCCCCCTTACCCTCATCAGAATAGTTTACATAAAGATTATCACCACCAATGTTTAGGTGAAAGACTTGACCGTTGTTGAGATAAATTCCCATCCATACTGCACGCCCTTCTTCCATTACTTCATAATGAAACATCTTCACATCTTCCAGAATAATTTCATCTGGGTTCTTTACAAAACGTGTCATTTTGATTTCTGCTGTTCTACATTAGAAGTTGAAAAGTGTGGTTCAATATGAGTAACTGAAACTACAATTACCAAACCACAAATTGCGGCAAGCATTAAATCTCCGAGTTTCATTTTTTTCTCCTTTGTTTTCGTTTTTATATAGGTTTTATTTCAAAACCTCATTAACATCAACGGCATCATAATCATCAATACCGAGTTTAAACCTTACAAAATCTGTGAAATCCATGGCATCTTGTTCATAAACACAATACCCACCATTATTATCACTCTCCGTGTAATTGGTAAAGTAATCATCAAATACTACCATAATGGCAAGGGCACGAGAATGATCATGTTCTGTGATGGTTTTATGAGGATGTGCCACAATCTTTGTGATACACTCAAAGAGTTCCTCACGATTATAAGAGAATGCTTTTGCTTCTGGGTTGAGTTTGTAAGTCATGAGAAATTGTAATGAACACGGGTGTAGAAATCTTTGAAACAACTCCTATTGAGGAGTTTCATCATCGCTGGAGGAATGTAGTATGAATATTCACTGAAGAAATCTTCTTTACTGAGAAATCTGAGACCATGAAGATACCAAGTGCCAAATTGCTCATGGAATGCTCTCACAGCACGATATTGCTTTGTAGTGCAAGGAACATACTTATTGGTAGATGTTTCAAAATCTTCAGGATGACCAGGATTTGCCTGTGTCATCATAACACACACGGTTTGACCTTCACCTGTGCCGAAGTATTCGGAAACCATATACACCCAATGTTCATCCACTGGGAATACATCACGATGATACTTCTGCTCATATTCTTTCATACAAGCATCAGCAACCAGTTGGAAGTTTTCTTTTTTCTTTGCTTGTAGTTCTTCCATTAGTTCTTCATGTTCAATCTTACGAAGTTCTTTAAGAGCATCAGAATACTTGTCGATACCAGCAATAGCAGCTCTTACAGCATCCATTCGTTCCTCCTTTTCAATATCAGCGAGTTCTTTTAGAGCATCGCCATTTTCAGCATAAAGTTTTTCTACTGCTTCCCATGCTTTTTTATTTGCCACTTCTTTTTGGACTTTCTGGTAATCTTCTTCAGATACTTTAGCAATAATCACTTCGTTTGCTGCTTCTCGTTTTGCTGCTTCTTCAAGCATTTCTTCGTGTGTAGGTTCAATCATGGTTCCCAAGCGTAAGATTTTAATAGTTGATTGTCTTTTTCAAGTTGTTCAATTCGTTCATTCATCTCTTGCAGAAGTTCAATTAATGCAAGAGTATCAATCGTTTCTGTGTCTTGCCCATTCTCCATATCAATATATTGAGAATAGAAAAGTTCTTGTTTGAAGTTTCGTTTAGTCATCATCACACATCCATTCCTTCAAATCAATAATCTCATACCAATCAGGAGCATAATCATCATTCTTCATAACATTAATTTTGTCAGTTGCTTCCTCTTCAGTATCATAGCACGCAACCCAATCACCCGTAGCACGGTCAGGATAATAGTTGTATCCAGCAATCAACAGATAAGTTTTCATCGCAGTTTCTCCCTAATCGTTCGGATACACTCATTCCACTTATAACTGTTAGTTTCGTGTTCTGATGGCAACCACAAACTGATTTCATCAATCAAAGTAGCAATACAAGTATCACCATCCCAATCAACACCAGTTGTGAATACATCTGCCCACCAATCATGGATCAAATCACTCAAGGTTTGTGGTTTGGTAGAAGATGAAACCACACCTTGCTTGACTGCTTCACGGAATGCTTCTTTCAATCCATCAGCAACTTGTTCTGGTGTTTGAGGTGTTGGTTTGTAATCAACTACACCATAACCATCATGAATTCTGATAGTTTCTTCCATTTCATTATGAACTCGTTCTCCTCGTTCTTGTGCGGTTTCTTGAAACTCTCCTACCTTATAATCCTTCTGTGCGGACTTATAACCATTTACAAAGTGCATCCAAGTTGGACTGTCCCAACATCCATCAGTAATATGAGTCGTAGGATAATTACCATAAACTCTTTTATATGCTTCTTCGCAAGGAGTTTTTGTTTTTTCCAGTTCCTTATAAAATTCCAACTTACTTTGAAGCACTTTGATTTGTGCCTCAATATCTTCAATCACAGTCATAGGAGTTTCGTATTTCACAGGTTCATTCATTTTAATGTGTAGTTGTGTTTTAGGTGTTACCGTTCCCAATCTACCAGTTCCTTCAACTTTTATGGTAGTTTCTCCACTTGGTGATGTGAATTTAAGGTCAGTCATTTTATCTTTGTTAAGAGGTCCATAAACTTGTTCCATTAGTTTTTGAAAGTCCTTATCCATATCCCAAAGCATTAGAGTGCCTCCAATTCATCACATACATCAAGTATAGCACGGGCATCAAGCACCATATCTTCCACACCTTCCTCTCTACAAAACTGATAGTATTGGAGTTCTGCTACTAACTCACGGAGAATATCAGCAATAATTTTTTTGCTGTAAGGGTCAAGATAAGTGTCAAATTGTTCTACTGGTGTCATTAGTGCTTTGGAATAACCATCAACATAAGTATTCCAAATTACTTGTGCTACTTCTTTTTTGTTAGCCATTTTCTTTCATCACAGGATGCTCGTATTCTACACCAATTTGTTCTAAAAGTGTGCGGGCAAAGGTAATCTCACCGTAATCAGCACCTACCTCAAAGGCAACATCACCATTAGTATAATCATTTGGATTGAAATCATCACCATACTTATTGTAACAGTGCTTCATCTCTGCGTATTTTTTGAGAACTCCAAGAAGAAGTGTGAGTTTTTGTTCGTCAGTCATTCTTCATCCTCATCAAAACCACCAACACCAATATCTACAAAGGTAGAACCATCAACGTCCTCAAAAAGTTGGAAGTCAAAATCACCTTGATAAAAGTTATACCTGTATCCATCAGTAATTCTTACTTCTTGGTCAAGTGGAAACTCTTTGAGTTTTTCAATAAATTCAGCAACAGTCATTTCACCCCCAGCAAATCCTTTTCTTCGTCAGTCAAACGAGCAATCAGTTCTTTACGCTTTTGTGCTTTGATTTCTTTCTCTTGTTGTTTCACAAGCATTTCATCCAAGATACTATCCATTGTGCAGAAATCATAATCTCCTCCACTCTTCCAATCAGATCGTCCTTCATTGTCAATAAAAACAGTGTTATTAGACCATTTGCCATCATCGTGCCAATCATTACGCAGAGTGATTTTATAACCTTCATCAGTTTGACGGAAGGTTACATCACGAATAGAAAGTTTCTGTGCTTTACAGAGAAAGTCCAGTAGTTCGGTTGTAGTAATCATTTCATTTGCTCCAAAACATCAATAAAGTGTTGAATACAATCTTTGGGAATGTGAATGGTTTGGTATCCTGGTCCATTACCATCCTCTACACTCACAGTTCCATACTCATCGGCAGTGAAATCAAAACTCCAACCATCTTCATCGTGTATAATTTTAATGTGCTTGGTGATTGTGTAGGTCATCGGTTGGTTGCTTATGAGGTTATTATACGACCAAACACACCCCACCACAAGGAGGAGTGTGCCAGTTCTTCAAGTGTCCTCAAAATCTCTTGGTTCTTCGTATGCCTCATCGCATCCAGTAAATGCGTATTTCTTATTATTCATCTTATACCATTCGTGGTTCAAAGCATAAAAGAATGTCATCCATTCTCCGTCGTAATATGAAAGTCCTTCATTATAAGAACCAAAGACATTAGTTTCTTCTGGAACTCTCATCCAGATTTTCCAGTAATCAAAAATTAGTTTTGTGAGTTTCATTTTCTCTTACCAGAGTTCTCATAAATGATTGCTTGTTCCAAAGACATTCCAAGATAAGTGTAATCAATTATACCACTACTATCAGTTAAATCAGGATGAACCCAATAATTTGGATGATACCAATCAGTCCATCCAAGTGCTCTCAAATCATCAGCAGTTTTTACTTCTTTATTCATCATCGCAGTCAAAATAATCTCCATCAAATAAGTTATCATAATTGTTGAGTGCCTGATAAAACCACCAAGCATCTTCTTCAACATCAATCAATCTATGCTGACACACCCATTTTGTATAATATCTTTCAGGGAACATTAGAATATACCAACAATCAAAAGCACTTCTCCAAGTGCGTCTGTTATTCCAGAGGGTTTTGAGTTTATTCATAGGTAGTAAGTGTCCTCCTCATATTTCACATAATCACTACAAATATGGCAGAAGAAATCTCCACCAGTATCTTCTGGGTTAGTTATACACATAACCCATACCCAAAAACATTCCCTAAACCAATACCAACCTGCATCTAACTTTTCAAAGAGATTCATAGGACGATTGATTTTCATAACTTCACCAGGAGTTCCATTCAAAATAATACTCATATTATAATCAAGTTGTTTGTTAACTTCTGCGTTAAGTTCGTCTTTGAAAACTTTTTCCCAATCTACCTTACCAAAGAGTTCTTCAAGTTCTTGTGCGGTGGTCGGTTTATTATTCATATCTAATCTTCTTTGGATTGTTTCTTTTACCACATACAGGACACTTTACACCATCCATCACCAGTTGTCTATCACAAGAATTACACCAAAAGAAACCATACTTTGCCTGTTTGGCTTTCTCACGATTTCTTGGTTGGTAGTCCTCATCCATTATTTCACTTCCACATAAATCGTTTCACCAAGTTGAGTTTTACATTTCCACCTCTTGCCGCAAGTGAGACATTCAAGAGCAGAAGTTGTTATATTTCTATCTGGATTAGTATTCACTCCGTTCTTATCATAGATTGGAGGATAATATGCGGCAGTTGAAGAACCTGGACTTTGAATAAATCTACAATCCTCTCTGGGACATTGGGGAGTTATATTAGTCATAATGCATCATCAACCCAGAAGAACCCAAGACAAGTTTTCATAAAGAACCTCACCAAACGATTAGGTTTCTCATTCATATAATACCTCAAATATCGTTGATTTCCAATCGTATAATAACCTTTATGATTATTTCCCTGTTTGATTACAAAAGAAGTTTCAGGATAAGAACTAACATAAGCACTCAATCCAGTTCCATAAGTAAGTTTTATGTGAGGTGGAAAATGTCCATGCTCCTTCGCATACTCAAAGTTATCACTAATTCTATCAAACTTATATTCGTAGTTTCTCTCCGCAGTTAGTTTAGAGGCATAAAAGTTTCTCTTCGTTTTCTCAATCAGATTATCAATATTCTCACCAAACTCTTGTTGTATTTCATCCAGGGTTTTGGGTTTCTCTGGGATAATAAGGAGATGTTTTACTTTATCAAAGTTTTCATTAGTTTCAGATACTTTCATACCCATAGCATCAAATAATGCTGCTATGTATTTCACAGAAGTTAGTTTAGTAGTATCTACATCATAAAATTTAGTTCCGATGTATAAAGTTCCTTGTGGTTGAATATAAGTGTTGTTTTGAACTCTTGCCGAGTAAGTATCCAATACTGGTTGTCCTATGTTGTTTTCCCAGACATCAACATCCCAAGGAGATGAGATATTCTTTTCAGGTTTCCATTCCTTCATCGGATTCCATCTCCAAAGAGTTTTTTCAGTTCATCGTATAATGACCGAAGTTCATTATACTGTCCCATATATGCGAAATGTTCTGTTTCTTTTTGTGTTTGTAGTAAAACAAAAAGTTGTCTTACTTGTTCGTGTGTGAGAGTAATTTTATAACTCTTCTGAATTTCAATCACCATCGTCCAATACTCCTCAAAACATCTAATAGTTTGGTGAATGCCCAAGAGATTACAAGTGCTTGCCCCCAAGTAACTGGAAAGAACGATACAATTGCCCATCCAAGTATTGCGACAACAACAAGAAGACCCATCAATTCACCAATGATTTCTGGGATAGTTGGTTTAAACATTTTCAATCCTCCACATAATGGTAGATAGGTTTGTTGTATTTCCTTGCCATTTTAACACAAACTCTTGCTGCCATAAGTTCATCAAATCTTTTGATAAGAAAATATTCTCCTGTTGGAGATAACTTCAAAACCTTATAATAAACTTTCATCTCATCAAAATCAAAGAGTTCTTGGATTTTATAATCGGGTTCAGTCATTTTCGGTTTCCATCAAATTTACATAAGGAGTAGTTTTCCATTCACTCCACATATTATCAGGGTCTGGGGGACATAAAGAACCAGAGGCATCCGCAGTAAAAAGAACAAACCGATACTGAAAATCTGGACGGCACATCGGTCCATTATCAATAATTCTCATTTCAATCATTTCCGTGCCTCCCAATATTTACCTTCCATACCACACTCATAGTACTTTCTCGCATGATCACAATACTTACCATTAGATCTTCCAGTCACAACATTTCCAGTCAAAGCAGGATGAAGGCATAAGTCAAATGTGTCACCAAATCCAGTAATGCGAGCATTCCAATCTCTCTTATAGTGCTTACAATCCTTACAAAGTTTAATAGGTTCAGTCATCACCACTCACACTCCACAATCACAGAAAACCCAAGTTTATCTTTGAGACATTCTACCATAAATTCCTGAAACTCATAAGAAGTCGGAGAACACTCTTCAATCAAAATATGATAATGAATATCCCCATCCATATGGTAAGTTAGATAAACATCCTCAACATACAAATCACCATAATTTACTCCACTAAACTTTTCTGTAGAATTCTTATGTTCTTGGAGAATTTCTTCTGCTGCTGTTTTTATTTTGATAAAGTTATGGTACGCATCTTCAATATCAAATCCAGAAGTCAGTTCAGTCATCTCAAATACCTGCGTCAGCATCAATAGTGAAGTTTGGTTTGTCTGTGATGACTTCTACACTCATACTATCCATAATCGCAGCAATCAAATCCCTTACATTTTCCCTTGACTTGGCAGTATAATATCCACTCCAGTTTGATACTGCTAGAGAATGAGTGAGTGTATCAGTAATAACTGCGAGTTCGTGTGCTGTTAGTTTCATTTTGTCAAAAAATCTCCAAGTTTAGGAATTTCACCACAATAAGAAGTTACTTCTGATGGACTTCTACCTTTGAAAGCAATTCTACACTCCATAGATTTGACATAAGTTTGTTTATACAGATTTTGCTTCTGCATATCAGTATAGAAATACCCAAACACCAAACTAATGATGACGGTAAAACCAAACATAACACACAGAGCAATCAGTGCTTCATCATTAAATTTCATTTGTCAGTCCTCATTAGTTGTTCCATTTATCGTGGGCAATAATCTTACGATAAGTTGTCTCACTCACAATATCCTTCTCTAACTCAACAACAGAAGCATATTGGAGATAGAGTGCGTATTCATCCTCGTTGAAATTGATTGATGGAATGAGACCTTTGTATGATAGAAGTGATTTGGTAATCAGTTTTTCTAATTGATAATGGTCGTCAGGCATCAGTCCTCCACAATCAAACAATACTTTGACTGAAAGATAAAAACATCCTTTTCGTGAATAAATTTCTCTCCATTTAGTTCCCAAGAATACACAACTTCAATCCAAGGGTCTGTATCTCCATAAGTATTGAAACCTTCAACGGTTACATAACCTTTGGAACCATCTGCTCGTGCCCAACGAGAACCAACTTGGATTTCGTGTGCCTTGAAGAAATGACGGACAATTGCTCTGCGTCCATCTATGATTTCAGTTTCGTAGTTCATTACCATTGCTCCACAGGGATATAACCTACACTATGGCAGGTATCACATTCATAAAGATGACACTCACCCCAAGAGTATTCTGGGGGTAGATTGCCTTCATCAAAGTCGGCAGCATACTGGGCACTTACTTGCTTGAACTGTTCATTACTTTGGTCTGAATCATCTTTCAGAACATAATGAAGTGTCCAACTTTCACCATCACCTTGACAATCGGGACACTTACGAAATCCCATCTCACCTCTGATAATGGCACGGAGTTCTGCTGCCTCCAAAAGAAGGTCGTTGCCGTAGGAAGAAACTTGCATCGGTTGGTTGCTTACAAGGTTATTATACTGCAAAACCACCGACCACAAGAGGGTCGGTGTGCCAGTTCTTCAAGTGTCCAACATCTTACGAATTCTATCTCCAATCAATTCAAGAATACTTTTTTGTCTTGGAGACCAAGCACCATAATTCATACAAATGTGATTGTATAGTTGTGGAAACTGATGAACAAGATTACAATAATCACCACCAGATTTCAAACATTTATCAAATTCAATACCATTAGAACTTCTGTGGCAGTGAATACAATTCCGACAGTTGATAGCAAGACCAGAAGTGGGGTCAATTTGAGTATTGACCATTCCTTCCAGTTGTGCTCGTTTTTGTTCAAGATTGTTCATAAATCGTAAGGATGTTGAGGGTCTCGGGTCCAAAGTTTAGTATATACTAACCATTTCTCTTGTTTGTTATCCATTTCAGCAGTCCAGTGAATTCCATTCTCATCAATAGCATCAAGATAATGAATACCTTTGCGGTCATCAATCACACGAGTGACAGTTACAAACTTTACTTTTTCAACCATAATCAAACTCCGTCTGGTAGATTTCCTGTTAAAGCAAGAATAAGAGAAATAATCATAATAAGAACAAGTCCTATTGGTAGTGGCCATTCTGGTTTTTCTGGATCATTCATTTTTCACAACCTCAAATGTGGGAACACCTTTCTCATCAAACTCTACAGCAAGATTTACTGTATAACCACCTGAAATCCTCCAAGAAGCATTTTTGAACTCTTGTGTTTCTTTCTCTGGATATTTTGGAACAAAAAGACCATCTACAAGTTCATTAGCATCCTCATCACCAAGATAATGGAGGTTGATGAATTTACGCAATCTTATTTCATCTTCTGGTGGGAGATGAAAACTTACGGGAACAACAAACTTATTCGTTGGTTCAAACATTTTATCATAATCAATCATAATGCTTCTACTTCATCGGCAAGTTGATATAATACATCAGCAGGATGTTGAAGTTCTCCCCAATCAGTACAAAGTCGTGCTGCTGCTTCGTTGATGATAAAAGCAATCAGTTTCTTGCGGTCATTCTTCTGTGGTCGCAGTGTGAGTTCCATAGAAGCATCTAGGAGTTCTTGCGCTCTATTGGTCATCACGATTTCTCCTATACCAAGAAAGGTCTCTTGGACGTGCAGTAACTACATCCAAATAAAATTGAAATCGTTTGTATTGAATAAAAAATCCAAGCAAAAAACCAGAACTGATACACAAAGAAAATTCTGGAAGGATAGAATCGCAACCATAATCATCCCATTGAACTGTAATATCAAGTAGAGCAAACTTTTGGAATCTAAGGACTTGGAAAAACCACTCCTTCCCAAAGTCCTCATAAGTTTCATAATCAAAGAGTTTCATACTCCATCTCCAGTTTCATTCCATTCATCCATACGAGTAGCAAGGTCTTCACACTCTTTCCAGTGTTTCTCTACTTCTTTTACACGCACCATAAAACTATCTTCACCATGATCACCTGAATACAGATAATCAATATGCCTCATGATTTCTGCCATTTTACGCATCTTGAGAAGTTGTTTTCTCAAATACTTGATAGTTTCTGGCGAAAAATTGGGAGCATACTCATACTCATCTAGTTTTTTGTTGTTGTTTTGGATTTCTACTTCCAACTCATCAGCAAACTGTGCTACCTTGTAGTAATCGTAACCGCAGTCACCAAAATGTCCGCCACTCATGGTTGTGTCTCCGTTGTTACTTGGGGTGGTGGGGGAGGTGCTACAGGAGGTAGCACTGTTTGTTGGGGTGCTGGAGGCAACGTGGTTGCCGTTGGAGGAGTCTCTGGCACCACTACAGGTGCTGGTTCTAATGCTGGTTTAGAGAGATCTTCCAGTTTTTTGTCCAGTTCATTCAGTTTTTGATCTAATACTGTTGGTGGTTGTGGTGAGTTAGACTCTGCAAGTTTCCATCCAGCAGCAGCAGCACCGAAAATACTTGCAAGGGCAGCAACAGTTGAAATGGTCTTGGTGAAACTCATTTTGCCTCCAGTTCTTCATCTACAGGGAACATTTGATCATACTCTTCATCAGTCAGAGTAAGAAACTGAACATCAGCATCACGATGTTCTTCGGCATACATTAGATGGTAATGTACAAAGGCAGCAGGATCAGTGCTTCCATATTCTACCACACCATCAACCAAACAAAGGTAGTTCATCGGTTTGTTGTGTACTAAAGTATCATAAAGCAAAACACTACCCATGTAAAGAGGTAGTGTGCCAGTTGGTCAGGTGTCTTGTTCTTGTTCTAGTTTGCCATAAAGTCCTCGTTCGTAACCCGCACAATATGCCGAATGTATCCATTTATACATCAAATCTTTACGGGTCTTTTCGTCCCCTACTTCACAGTCTCCATAGAAATACTCACATCTCCAAGTATAAGGACCATAGTTATCATTAAACCAATCTACAAAACCTTCTTCGGCATCATCTACCCATTCAAAATCATTTGCTGGATGGTTTTTCATTTTCAATTTCTTGTTTTAGTTTGCGAATTCCAGTAATGAAGTAAGCAAAGTCACGAGTTTCTGTGATGGGTTTGGTTTCACCACACACATCACAGGTTGATGTATAAACAGAAGAACAACCTACAGAATATACTCCATAAGTTCGTCCGCAATCCATACAGGTTTTGTAGGCAGTCTCAAGTTTCTTGAGAAGTGCTTTCTTTTCTTTGAGGTTCATAAGGTCCAAGTTCAACTCCGTATTTGTTTTTGAGGTTGTCTGTAAGGTAATCATACAGCAGATCGGCAAACCCGTAATGGGGTCTTGTGCCAGTTTCAATACTGGACGAAGTAGCAACCGTCCACATAATATCAAGTTCTCTTTTATCAGGAAGTTCTTTCATCAATCCCACCACCAACAAAGATTTTCAAGTGTGTTAATAAACTGTTCATGATAAACCGTTCTACTAGGATTTGGTTTACCATCTTTCATGTCTTGTAGATACTGCATTATACCACGAACCACTGGAGTGTCTTGAAAGTATTCGTGCATTCTGTAACAATCAAACTTTTCATTATATTGAATAAAGTCATGGAGCGGTGCCATATTGCGACGGTATGCACGGATGAATACATCTTCATCCTTAATACCATTCTTGTTTAGAATCTGAAGTGGTGTATACTTTTCACCATCATTTTCTTCATCAAGTTCTTCTGGTTCACCAAAGACGAAATGAAGGTCATCATAATACTTTTCCATCAACTCTAGGTCTGGTGCTACACGAAGTTCTTCATTCTCCTGCATGTAGTAGTCCATTCTACGTTTTGCATCTGGATCGGTCAGGCGAAATACAATATTACCGATGTAGTAGTTTACTGGACCTCCATACATGCTTTCGGATAGTTTTTTGCGAAACGAAAGATGAATAATTTCAAATCCAGGATCTTCATTTTCTTCCATTACTAAACCTTGAGTGAAACTCATTCTTTTACCTCTTGAACATAAAAAGACTCATCACGCCAATTACGACCAGCAATATCAAAAGTAAAACCTAACTTGCCAACAGTGAAGAAAAAAGAAAATAGTCGTCCATATCCCATATTAATTTGGAGATAAGGCCATTCAATCCAGGAACCATACTCACCAATATCAAATGCAACTTGGAGAAGTGCATGATGTTCATTAAAGAAAAGAGTTAGGCAATATTCTTTACCATAATCCTCTCTTACATACCATTTTGCAATTTGAAAGATTTTCATTCTTCTAGTTCCTGTGCTAGTTGAAGCATATCATTTTTATCTAGAACAATCAAGTTATTTTGAGCATTATAAAACTGAACGTTTTCTGCAGTAATCTTCAAAATTGCGGCAACTAGTTTCTCTTCGGTATCAGCACCAGCATTTCGTGCCTCCCAAATAGCATTCATAAATGCTTGCGATCTTTCAGTCAATTGTCTTCTCCTCAGGAAAATCAAACCATTCATATAGAGAGTTCATCACATTTTCAACAATACAATCAACCACAGCATCTGGATGTGGGTTCTCTACATGTTTATGTGCTCTATTATAACCGAAACGAACACCTTCTTCAAGTGCCATTCCCAATACTTTATGAAAGTTCGGTTTCATAATTTTAATAAGTATAAGATTTCCATTCTTGAATATTAGAGTTATTCAAAACAAACTGCATTTTATTTAATGGAGCCTTTGGTTTTTTTCTTAACTTCATCCCAGTTTGCTCTAATAACGTATTACCTTTTTTTGTGTTACAAGAACAACAAGCAACCACAAGATTTTCCCAAGTATCTTGTCCACCACGACATTTTGGAATTACATGATCTATAGTTAGATTGTGTGTAGATCCACAATATTGGCAAGAATTATTATCACGCTTATAAATCATCGTTTTAGATGGCCTATGTGACATAATTTTAGAAAGAGGAACCTTTACATAATCTAACAATCTAATTACTTGGGTTGAAAGAATTTGTGCTTTTTCTTTAAGTAATAAAACAATTGCTCTTTTCCAACTCGTGATGTTAAGAGGTTCATAACTGGAATTTAAAACTAAAACAGATCTTCCAGGTTGAATTTTTAAGTAGTCCATCGGATTAGTCAGGCTCTACACTTTTATCTATAAATTTATCTAAAGCATCTAAATCGTCTTTAAGTTCTTGCTCTCTTTTCTTGTCATGGTAATAAGACCAAAGTGCATTATGAACATCCATAAGATGATCAACCCAGAAACCCGTAGGATAAATGCCAAGAGCATCTTGAAGTCCACGGTGAGAGGTTCCTTCACTTTCTGCCTTACACATGATGTATGTGATTGCTTCTACCATATCAACCTTGTCTTCTTCAGAAAGCATAAAATACTTTCCCACAGCACGTTGCCTTGCCTCTTCATTTGCCTTCTGAAGTTCTTTACAAGCATCAGAATTCCACCACTCTTGGAGTGCTTTGCCAAGATCGTTAGGTTGCTTTTCAGTCATTACCTTCACTTTTACCTACAATATATCCTAGCACAAGACCACACATAAAAGCAACAAATAAGTAAAGTTCATGAGATACAAATTGTATCAAGTCAATCACGTTGTCTCCAATCTTCTGGTTTTTCTTCTGTGAAAAAATCAACAATCTCATCTACACTGTTAAATCTAGAAATTCCTTTTCTTTCATGTCCTATTCCACCAATGTCAAGTTGATTTAAAAAATCATCTAAATCTCCTTCTTGCATATTAGGATTTTCTGCTTTTCGGCGTGCTTGGCGAAGAATTGTGGCAGCGGAACGATTTACTTTTGCTAATTTTTCCGCCCAAATCATATCTCCTAAAGAAACCTCTTCATGCTTGACAATCTTTTGGCAGATTTCTTCAAGACGAAGACGATATTGTGTAGAGAGCATAATTTACTCCAAGTATGGTTTATTTATTTTACATCAATGTTTAGAGATAATATTTTTCTACTAATATTACTCTTGTTTTGATGTGTGTAATGCAAAATAGATGATGGAAAAAATATCATAGTTCCAGATTCAACATCTTCTGGTGAAAATTCAGAATAAATTCCAGTTAGAGGATCAACAAATGGAGAAATAAAAACAGTTGGAGTATGAACTTCAGAATCAAATTCCAAATAACAAACTGAACTTACAGTTCCTATCCCATGATTGTGAGCACCATGAAACATATATTTTTTTTCTTCTTGAAACCATGAGTGAACAACCTCACAGTAATTAAATCCAAAATTTTCTTTTAAGGTATTAATTTCAGTTTCTAATAAAGATTGAATTTTTTTATTTCTTTGAGATGAAGCATAATCATATGAACTCATTACGGTTATGTAATATTCTAAATTTTCACCTTCAGCGTCCATCATATCGTTTAGTATTTCTTTTTTTACATCCCAATTATCAACTTTAAGTTGTAAATATGGGATTTGAAACATGTTTTCAATTTTTATCATTATTGTTTATCTCTTTTTCAAATTCTTTAGCGAGTTTATAAGCTCGTCTCCACATCATCCATTTTACTACAGGATTTGCTGGATTGTGTAGAATCCACCACTTGGTTTTTTCATATTGAACTCTTGCAAGTTGAGTAAGCATATAAAATGCCCTCGCTACGGAATTGTCTGTAACTATAAGATACGCAGCAATTGCAAAGAGAGCAAACCAAATGTAGTATAAATTCATTTTCTGATTGTTTTAAGGTATTCTATTACATGCTCACGAACCTGCATGAGTTCGTTATAGCATTTTTGGTTGTGAGCACACTGACGAAGTTCGTGATCTGGTTTGTGAACACTTTCTATAAAGAGATCAAGACCACGATTCCATTTGTCAATTTGCGATTCATTTTCTGACATTTGGTTTAATAATCAAAGGACAAGAAGGAACTACTTTTTTAAGTTCCCAAAGAATTTCTGTTTTTTGTTCAGATGTCAATAGTTTAACATTCACTAACCTATTGGCAATCATAGCAATATCAGAACAAGATAAAATGGTCGTGAGAAACAAAGGAATCATGAGTTTCTCCCCATATTGAAATTATTTATTGGGCAAATCCACCACCCTTTACTTTTTCTTTACTTTTCTTTTTATCCTTTACGATTATAAGATCTAAAAAATCGGGAACACGACTGTGCTCGAACCAATACCTCTGTGCGTCCTCCCAATGATCAAAAAATCTGTTTTTACCACTTTTCAGAACAACTTCATAGGTGTGTCTATCATAAAGAGCATCAGATGTACAAGTAAAGAGTTGAGTCATAGAAATTGATCCAGAGGTCCTTTAGTGTTTCTTTTAAGTGCTTTTGATTCTTTTTCAATATAAGATACTGCAGTTTTGTAGTTGTTTGCAGTATGCACTTGCTGCCCCTTGTAGACAATAATGAACTTTTTCCCCCAAGGAATTGCTGCCCACTCCATGTTTTTGGTTACATATCCGTTTGGACTTCCTGGAGTGGGATCTAGAATGCCTTCGTTTTGAACGTTAGACATCAGAATTTAACGGTCACACTAACAACCTTTGCCTTAGGGTTGCGAGCAAGAGCAGTTTCACGAGCATCTTGTGGATTGGATGCCTGAACCTCTTCATTAAAGATTTTACCGGCGACATAAAGTTGAACAACGTACTTCATTTGAAAATTTCCTTTGTGAATTGAATAGAAAGAAATCAGCGTCGGATGACGCTAACGGCAACATCACCTTTTACAAAGATGGTGTCAACCACGTTTTGTACTGCCCGTGCAGTAGCGCCAGATGCCTTGTCAAAGGTGGGGCAGATCACCAGTCCATAGGATTTGGTGTATGCCTCCAGATTGCCCGCCTGGAGCGCCCCAGAGCGGATTCCAGCGGCATCCTGGGGGTGTAGGCGCAGAGTACGCCCAACCGTCTGTCCGATCCCCACAACATCCATAGAGCGCATGAATACTACTGCCTCCAGAGCAGAGATGTTGATGCCTTCTGCCAGAATGCTGTGGTGCAGAACCACAAACTTCTTATCGGCATCCTTACCCCACTTGTTGATGGTGTCAAAGAAAACCTCACGGTTCACTTGCTGCCCATCAATAAAGGCACCATGCTTGGAAGTAATGTGCATCACAGAGTAACCCTGCTCTGCCAATTGATCTGCAAAATCAGTTTCAGAAAGCAAACCGATAATGTGCTTGGTTGCTTTGGCACAGATCAGGATCTTGTTGACAGGGTGATCTGCAATCGTTTGAAGCAGATACTCGCAATCACGTTGAGCAATATCCTCACCCTTGATGGAGAGGCGCATCTCCTTCATCATCACCTTGGGAGGGATGATGTAACCACCTTCTACCAGTTGAGGAGCAGGAACCTTGGCGATGATCTGCCCGTAGACATCAACATCGTTCATGCCAGGTTTGCCAACCACAGAAGAGTACTTGGGAGTGGCAGTAAAGAAGTAGCAACGCTTTGCCTCTGAAGAGAAATGCTCTACAGCAGGAAAGAAGTGCCGCTTTACAGAGTTGTGTGCCTCGTCAAAGTAGATCGTATCTACAGCAATATCTGCCTTGGCAAGTTGCTGCAGAGAGTTGTAGGTGGTGAAGATCAGTTTGTGACCCTCAACATTCTCACACCAGGCACGAATCATGTTCGGGCGAGTGCTGCTGAAGTGATGAGTTTCACCTGTGTGAATGTGCATCACATGAGCATTTGTGATAAACTCAAGATACTCACTGGACAACTGCTCTGCCAGAAGGATGCGGGGTGCCACCACTACGATGGTTTGAGGAGTCTCTTTGAGAAACTCCCGAATAGCATCAAAAATACCAACGTTGGTTTTACCACCGCCAGTAGGGAAAACACAGATGCCCTTGGCAACCTGGCGCAGGGCATCAAGAGCAATCTGTTGATGAGGGCGAAGTTGGAACAAGGTCTCCGTTGCGTATGGGACTATTATAGCAGAAAGGGGTCCCCGAAGGAACCCCATGTGCCAGTTATGAAATTGGTCTAATCACTGAAACTCATTGTGCTGCTCAATCATGTTTGCTTGTGGCAACCATTTGAAGTCAATAGGCTTCAAAGTTCCCTCATCATGTGCTTTGAGAACACGACGATAGTGTTTGAGCATACGCTTACGTTCACCTTCCATCAACACTCGGAGTTCATCAATGTTGTTTTCTGTAGGAGTAATACTAACACCCTGACCCTGCTCCAAGAAAGAATAAGCAGTATAGTTGTTGTTAGGATACTCAAGCTGCTTTTCAAAGATGAAATACCACTTACGGTAGTGATCTGGTTTACGCCCCCAACCAACAGCAAAAGAAGTTTGAGTTTCGTTCATAGAACTAATACGCTCACCGCAAACACCATTGATGCTAAAAACATCTTTCAAAGTTTTTTGTGCTTTTGAAATGTCGTATGGTTCAATAGATACTTTGACACCTTCTTCGCCAAGAATTTCAGCAGCAAAAATCCTTCGGTTGTTTTTGCGAACTTCTTTGTATCGGGTTTTCAGTACATCAATCACAACGTCAATGTCTTTTGCAATTTTTCCGTATTGAAAACCTTTTTGGATCATGTACTTTACATCATCCTCTGTACAATCATTCTTTTTTTCCCTGTTGGGAGCATTGGCGATTGCACCATATTGAAGAAGAGAATATTCATCTTCACCAGAAATGATGGCACACGGAAAATACTTCCAAGGAAGTTCAAAGCGATTGTTGCCATCACGAACAATGTACTTAAAAGTAAATTCAGAACCATCTTCGTCAACATAATGAATTGGTTCAGAAAGAACTGATACTGCAGGTTGATAACAGCGATAATCGTATTCGCCATCAGCAACTTCTTCAGTGATCTGGTCAATTGTTTGCTGAAAAAGTGCCTGACCAACACGAGTTTGGCATTCAATGTTAAGTTTTCGAGCAATGCTGTGAGACATTACTTCATCTTTGTGAAGAATTGCCCATTTTTCAAAGGTAATTCCAGGAGATTTGTCATAATATCGCCCGTGCTTTTCCAACTCTTCCAAATCAAAGATATTTTGGTTTGGATCAATGTATCCTTTAGTTTCAATCAAACAATATGTACCTTCAAGATCCATAGAGTCCCTACAGAACATCCGTAAAAGTTGATCTGCCTCAAGTCGTTGAATTGCTGCACGAACAGTTGATCGCTCATCAACTACCTCATTGTAAATTTCATCAATCCTGTTTTGAACAAGAACTAAATCATAAATTTCTTGAAGAGTAAAAACAACTCCAGGAACAAAATTTTCGCGGAGAGTAAGTAGAACGTGTTCTTTGGTTGAAATCATAATCAATTTCGTTTACCTGCTTAATGTACGATGAATTCACCGCCATGTCAACCCCCCAACCCATTAGAAAAACTTTTCAATACCGATAAGTTCCCCAAATGAGTAGTCATACTCCAAGGCATCCGCACACACGTAATGGGGGTGGTCTACAGGAACACCAAGACGAGAGCACAATTCCTTATGATTATCTTCCATCATTTCAACGGCATAGATCATATGATTCAAAACATGTTCTTCTGTATGATATTCACAAAGCCGATTCTTAAGAGCAATCAAAAAATTACCACATCCAGCAGAATTATCAATAAAAGTACTGTTCGGATCTTTTAGTATATCAACAGAAATATCATCAATCATACTCTCAACTAGATCCATAGGAGTAAAGACTTCTTGAGTTTCTTTAATCCTTTCATCAGATCTTTCAATCTCAGATCCAGTTTCAATATTATGCTTGTTCTTTTTCATTCTTCTCTTTCAAACAATTAGTATAAGTTGAAATTAGATCGTTTTTACCGAAATGCCTTCTACCATTACAACTAGAAGCAACCTCTCTAAATCTCGTAGCAAATTCTAACAGATTTTCTATCACACTAGAATCTCTAACCTTTAGAAAATGATGTCCTTTAGCGTAATGTGTAAAGTTTTCTGTTTTAACTCTACCACTGGGTCCAGAACCATATTCACCTACAAAAACATCTGCCTCAAATCTCCTCTCATAAGGAAGAAATTCAAAGTCAGGATGTTCCCTCATCATAGGAATTTCACCTACACCAATTTGAAATCTTGATGTATTTCTAACTTCCCAGTATTGTTTAACAGCACTAATACCATTTGGGAAAGTAGAAGGATCTAGATCATCATCTACAACACAGTGAAGGTGTGCCTTAATCTTATTTAAAGATGATGGTTTACGAACTGATGTAGGTAAGACTGCACGAATATCATCAGTGATCTCGGCAGTCTTATTAAGAAATTTTATAGCAAGGTTTCCACCCACCCCATAAGGTGGATTAATAATAGCTAAAGTAAACTTCATACATGTCCTTCAAACCTAGCAAAGGTATTCTACTGGGATTTGAGGTTCTTGTCAAGACCTAGTACATATCATACCAAGTAGTTCCATTGTACATTTGGTGTTTATTTACCGTAGTGTTAAATATGAAAGCTCCGGGACGAGTATGTAATCCTACTCTTTGATCAGAAGTTATTCCTGGTGGAAGCATAAATGCATATTTTGCAGATTCTCCAGTAGATCCTATGCCAACTCCAGCATAGAAAAAGTCAGCTTTACACGTAGGTTCATCAGTTCCTATACCAATAGAACCAGAAGAATCAATTTCAATAGTTGATTCATCTACTATACGTATAGAACCTCCGGAAACGACTTGACCCGATTGGTATAAAACTATTCCACCATTTCCAACATCATTAGTATTAACTCCAACAGCAATTGCTGGACTAATAATTCCTCCAGCAAGTCCTCCTCCTTGTGTTATAATATGTATTGATGCGTTTGGTGAGGTTGTCCCAATTCCAATACCAGATGCTTCTGTTATACTAACAATACCAGTAATAGATAGTTCGTTAAATGTTGATATTCCAACTTCGGTGAATACATTTCCGTTTAATTGGGTTCCTTCCGCGAGTCTAAGGGTTGTAATTCCAGTAATAACTGTATTCCCATTAACTCTTAAATTACTAAATGTGGATACTCCTGATGCAAATAATCCATTACCAACATATAAATCTCGAGAAATTGTTACTCCAGTGCCAGTTGCTCCAATTTTTCCATTTACATATAAATCATTTCCAATATAGGTATCTGAAGTAATTGTGGATGTTCCAACAACATGCAAATTATGCTGCGGTTCATCTTGATTAATTCCCAGTTTTCCATCATAAGTTAAAGTCATTATCTCGTTACTGAGATAACTATTATTCCATTTAAATGAACCAGTATTAATACCAGCAACTCCACCACTATGAAGATTAAAATTAAAACTTCCTACAGTTCTATTTTCAAAAGTAAAATCAGATCCACCAAAAATTAAACGTCCTTGATTAGATAAACTTGAGAGTATTAATGAAGAATTAGAAGTCTTAGAATCTATTTTAATAGAAACTGTTGATTGATCAACAACTTCCAATTTACTGGATAAAGATGTTGTAGTTCCAATACCAACGTAACTAGAATCAACATATAAAGGTCCAGAATATATTTCATTATCAACTATAAGTTGATCTGATATTCTAACTAAACTGGATGTAGATTGTAATATTAATTCTCCTGCGGCGGTATCAATTATATTACCACTACCAGAAACTCCTAATCTAATTTTATTAAAATATGCAGATCCAAAAGCTTTTGAAGAACTACCTACTGATCCATTATTATTGGAGATTGGTAAAATAGCAGATCCGACAGTTGCTATACCAATTATATTTAAATTATTTGATTCTAAATTACTATTTACAAATAAAGAATTTGTTACAGTTACAATACCAGAAGAAGATGTTAATTGTAATGTATTAGAATTTCTAGTCCCTATTGAATTTGTTCCGGCAACACCTATTGTAACCTCATTAATGTATGCGTTTTCGAATGCTGTTGCAGCATATCCAATAGATGATCCTTTATCGGAATCTGGAGAAATATTAATATTTACTATAGAATAATCACTATAAAGATTGGGTGCAGTTAATATACCAGAAACATTTAAATTACGCTCAGAAATTAAATCTTTAGAAACTAATACTCTTCCAGTAATTGAGTCTAATGTAAGATTTCCAGATCTAGTGCTTATAATTCCGGCACCAAATGCTCCAATATTAATATTTGCAATATGGGCATTTGCAAATGAAGTTCCAGCAGATCCTAAGTATGATCCACCATCACTATCTGGAACAACTGAATCATTGATGATAAGATCAGTTAGTGTAGAGATGCCAGTTACTGATAAATTCCTGTTTACAATAAAGTCTTTTACGACAGATACTTTTCCAGTATTTGAATCAAGACTTAAATCACCAGATCTCGTACTTACAATTCCTGCAGCGTTTGCGACTCCAATTTGAACTTCATCAATATAAGCTTCTGCCAATGATTTAGAACTGGAACCCAAATATCCACTATTATCGTTCGTTGGAATAATACCTGTAGTAATATTAACAAGACCAGATAATGTAGAAATTCCAGTTACCGAAACATTTCTATTTACGATAAAGTCTTTTACGACAGATACTTTTCCAGTATTGGCATCAAGACTTAAATCACCAGATCTTGTGCTGACAATACCAGCAGCATTTGTGACTCCAATTTGAACTTCATCAATATATGCTTCGGCAAATGATTTTGTAGAAGACCCTAGATAACCATTATTATCATTTGACGGGATAATTCCGGTAGTTATATTGACAAGACCAGATAAAGTAGAAATACCAGTTACTGAAAGATTTTGCCCTATGCTAAAATCTCTTACAACAGATACTCTTCTGCTGTTAGCATCAAGACTTAAATCACCAGATCTTGTACTAACAATACCAGCAGCATTTGCAACACCAATTTGGACTTCATCAATATATGCTTCGGCAAATGATTTTGTAGAAGATCCTAAACTTGCAGAAAGATCAGTGTTTGGATTTAAACTTCCACTAATATTAATTGAACTGTTAAAGGTAGAAATACCACTAAATGTAGAGTTTCTAGATACTGAAAGATCTTTAGAAATTGAAACAGTTCCAGTATTTGAATCAAGACTTAAAGCTCCAGATCTTGTACTTACAATTCCTGCGGCGTTTGCAACTCCAATTTGGACTTCATCAATATACGCTTCAGCAAATGATTTTGCAGAAGATCCTAGATAACCACTATTATTAGAATCTGGAACTATACCAGTTGCAGATGTTACTATGCCTGCTAGATAAGAATTGCCAGAAACATAAAGATTATTTGATACTTCTATTTTTGTTCCTGCAGAACCTAAAAATAAATCTCCAGAATTTGTTTCTATTTTATTAGAAACATCATTTATTCTAATATTTCCTGAATGTAGTTTGGAAATAGTTCCAACACCAGAAGCGTTAATATTTGTAGAATTTACAAATCCTGCGGTAGTTACACCAATATTCGAATATGTTGAATTTAAAGAATTTGTTGTAATAATACCAGAATTAACTTGCGTTAATTGTGATGCGAAAGAATTTGTTCTAAAAACATTTAATGTAGTAACAATTCCAGTATTAGTAACTCTAAGATTTGATGTTGTTGTGAATCCAGATGAAAAAATATCATTAGCAGTAAGAATACCAACAGTAACAATTCCTGATACTGAAATATCACTAGACCAATTAACTCCATTAGATCCATTTGAAACTAAAAACTGACCAGGATTTCCATTACTACCTGCAATGGAAACTCTTGCTCCTCCAGAAAATGTTAAATCACTTGAATTAATTTCGAATCCATTTGATGCATAGAATGACCCACCAGTAAATGATGATCCCGTAACATTTCTGCTGAATAAACCATTACTATTAAAAGTAACTACACCAATATATGCTCTAGTTGCTGTCAGGGTTCCTACTGTTGCGATGCCTGATGGCAAATTAATGTTATTTGGTAATCTTGCATTATCTAAAGTTCCTGAAGAAATATTAGATGCATTTATGTTGGTAATATTTGTACCACTTCCATCAAAAGAACCTGCGGTTATAATTCCAGATGCTCTAATATTTCCAGTAGAATTAATACCAACACCAATTTGTCCAAGTTCAGTTCTTCCCCCTATTTGCAAAGTTTGAGTTGGAATATTGGTTGCAATTCCAACTCTATTTCTAAGAATATAAGAACTTGTAATTCCAGGCTGATTATAGTCTACCCATTGATTGGTTGGTATTCCATCTAAATACGAACCGTCTCCATAATATCTCGTCGCACTTATTATTCCAGAGTCGGTCATCGTAATATATGAACCAACCCTCAAATCAACAAAAGAAGCGATTCCTGAGATAATCATCGCTTTCATGGTTGATAAACCAGAAACAGAGATATCTCCGTATACGTCAAGATTAGTTCTAGGAATAGTCGTTCCTATACCAACAAGTCCATTAGCATTTACGAAAAAGTTATCCTCATCAACTTGAACACCATTCCTAAAACTAAATGACTTATTATAATTTGCCATTTCTTACAGCTTTTTAGTTATTTATCTGATAACTTTTGCTCAAGTTTTTCTACCTTATCTGCAAGTTCTTTAATAGCTTCAATAAGTAAAGGAACTATTTTTTCATACTTAACAGTTAAGTAATCATTATTTGCTGGAGCAGGAGAAACTGCCTCTGGAAGAACTGCTTGAATCTGCTGTGCCGAAACACCAACATGTGTTGTTTCAGTGCTGAAACCAAGTGTAGCACCAATCTCATTAAAGTTATATGTAAATCCACTGAGAGACAGAACTTTTTCAAGAGCATTTTCAAGTGGTTTGATATTGGTTTTAAGTCTTTCATCAGAAGCAAATGCAACAATATCTCCAGTAACAGACAACTCGTTTGAAGAAGCATCAAAGTACAAACCACTGTCGCTATAGAAAGACTTATTTCCACCATTTGTAGTTTCTGTTAATGCAATACGATATGTTCCACTATCTGAGGAAGAATTCACATAAAGTTTAGTCGCAGTATCAGCATTACCAGTTACATTACCAGTTACATTACCAGTTAGGTTTCCAGTAACACCTCCACTAGCAGTAATTCTTCCACTAACATTAAGAGTTGATGCTAAAACAACTGCTCCTGCAAGATTTAAATTTCCACCAACATAAAGATTTTTAGCAACTCCTAAACCACCAGAAACTGTTAATGCACCTGTTGATGTGCTAGATGATTCTGTAGTATTTGAAATTGCAAGAGTTCCAGATACTGCCAAGTTAGCAATAGTTGTAGTTCCAAGTACAGTAAGATTTCCTGTAGTATAAATTGCACCATCAGTGGTCTGGATATAAGCTTTTTCAGTATTGTCTGCTCTACGAATAGATAATTTTTGACTATCCCCTCTCAAAATTATAGAAGAATCATATACTGTAGTGGTTCCAGTAACATCCAAAGCAGATTCAATTCTAACCAAATTGGTAGAAGAATCTAAAATTAAGTTTTGACTATTGTAAGTTGTAATTCTATTATCTTGAGTATCGTCTGCAATTCTAATATATCCAATAAATGCTTCAGCAAAAGGTCTTGTAGAAGATCCTAACTTAGTGCCTAAAGAAGCGTATGGTAGAATGTCACTTTCAACGGTTGTTACTCCTTTAAGATATGATGTTCCATCAACGTTTAAAGTCCCATCAACATCTAAATTATCCTGAACATTTACAGTTCCTGATGTTGAATCAAGTAGTAAGTTTCCACTTGAAGTATCAATCTTATTATCTGCAGCAACTCCAATACGAACATCATCAATTGTTGCTCCACCATTAGCATCAAGAAGACCTGTTAATGTTGTTTGGCCAGTAACAGATAAGGTAGATCCTAAAGTTGTTGCTCCATCAGAATTTAACGTTCCATCAACATCTAAATTATCTTGAACGTTTACAGTTCCTGATGCAGAATCTAAAATTAAAGATGTTGAATTTTTTGTATCAATTACGTTTGTTCCAGTAACACCAATTCTAACATTCTTTAATGATCCTCCAGAAACAGAATCAATTACTGCATTGAATGTAGCAGTATCTAGTGAAGAATCTCCTAAAACTATGTCACCTTTTAGATTGGTAATTGCATTAACTGTTAAATTAGATTCGAATGTTGCAGCATCTTTTACTTTTAGAGAATCATAGATATAAACTTCATCTACACCACTGATAAGACGTAATTGAGTTGATGCAGTATCAATTGTATTATCATCAGAAACTCCAATACGTATATTTTTAATAATTGCACCGCCATTAATGTCTAACAATCCAGCAACTGTTAAGTCGCCGTCAACATTAGCATTAAAATCTATATCTATGTTTGCTGCAACTCTAACATTATTGGTATTAGAATCTAAAACTAAATCTCCAGATGCAGTGTCTATAGTTGTTGCTGCAGTAGCACCTATTCTAATTTCATCAATATATGCTGCAGAGAATTTCTTAGTTGAAGATCCAATAGTAGAGTTTGATGAAGTTGTTGTTGTATGTGGAACCAAGTTTGACTGAATAGCAGTTTCTCCAGTCAAATATGTTGTTCCATCTACGTTTAGATTATTATTAACATCTAAATCGTCATCAACTATAACAGTACCTGCTGAAGAATCTAGAACTAAACTTCCAGATGCAGTATCTATTGTTCTTTCACCAATAACAGCAATTTTAATTTCATCAATATATGCTGCAGAAAATTTCTTAGATGAAGTTCCAATAGTTGAGTTTAATGAAGATGTTGTTGTATGTGGAACCAAATTTGATTGAAGTGTAGTTTCTCCAGTCAAATATGTTGTTCCGTCTACATTTAAATTGTTGTTAATATCTAAATCATCATCAACTACTACAGTACCTGCAGAAGAGTCTAATGTTAAATTGCCAGATCTAGTATCAATTTCACCTCCTCCACTTGCACCTATTCTAATTTCATCAATATATGCTTCGGAGAATGATTTATCTAATGAACCAATGTATGCACCTTCATTTTCATCAGGAAGTAATCCAGTTACAACTGTAGTAATTCCAAGTAAATTAGTTTGCCCATTAATAGTTAATGCCTGATTAACTATTAAATGATCGTCTACAATAACATTTGTTGATGCGGTTTGTGTTTTTAAAATTAAATCACCAGTCCAAGAATTTATTGTTCTATCTTGTATTTCAGTTCCTCCGGGAGTACCTTCAGTTGCAATTCCAATTCCACCGAACCATCCAGATGCCCAAGGTCTCTCAGCAGATCCAATATAAGCATCTTCAATAGAATCTGGAACAAGACCAGTATTAAATTGAACTTGTCCATTAAATGTTGCGGTTCCTGAAATACTTACATTACCACCAATATTAACATTCTTTGCAATACCAAAACCACCTCTAGCAATAACAGATCCTGTAGTAGTGCTTGTCGAATCTGTAGTATTATTTAATTTTAAGATGCTGGAAAGAATTAACTCACCATTCATCTTAGTTTGTCTATTATTAATAATGATATTTTCGTTGAATGTAACAGGACCATCAAATTGAGAAAGAATTTGTTTTGATTTTCCACCTTCTACAAGAATTCTTTCTTTAATAATTGCTTCATCAAATACCACACTCAATCTAGAAGGATCTTGTCCAGTAACTGTTGGGATTGGAATATCAAAAGTTAATTGTTCACCCGAAGATGAAGCATATTTCGTATTTCCAATGAAGAAATCACCATCACTATTCATTCCGGTATAAAGTGCGGATCCTCCAGATCTTTCTTGTGATTGTGCAAGAAAATCTTCTCTTTCTGTTAAAGTTTTAACTTGAATTTGTGGAAGACCAGTTGAGTAGTTACCAGGACCATATCCAAGGTATTCAAACGTATGACCAGATGCTCTTAAAATAGATGGTCTTCTAATTTCAATTGGAATTGGAGATATTTTCTTAATTATTGCACCTGCATAGTGATTTTCTTTTGCGGTTCCAAAATATCCCCTAATTGCTGTGATTTTATTATTTCCAGATCCAGTTAAAGTGCTACTGGAAACTCTCATAATTTCACTATCTATTTGAATATAAGAACCTAATTCAAATCTAGTGGTAGTAGAAATACCAGAATTTCTAACAGTTATTGCAAAAGTTGAAGTTTCTGAAGTATCTGTAATAATATTTTCTTCAAGAGTTGCTTGTTCATTTGCATAGAAATGCATTCCTCTTGATCCTACATTTTCCGATCCAGCATCTGATGTTAAATCATTAGAATTAAATCCGTGCTTAAGAACTCTAACAGTTCCAGAAAATGTTCTATTTGTTAATGCTGTAAATGTATTGACACCTACAACATCTCTAACTAAATAATCTCCAAAATTATTAGATGCTGAGAAAGAATCATTTAAAACTCTAAATTTATTTCCTGCAACTAATCCATGACCGTGTTGGAATGTAAATGTGCATATTCCAGTAGCACTGGAATACTGAATATTAGATGTTGACGTTGATGGGCCAACATTCATAACATACTGTCCAATAATTATATTTGGATCTCCAGAAGTTTTTGCAATAGCAATTTGATTCTTGGCAGGAATATCATATACTCTTAATAAATTATCGGATGCAGTTCCAATACCAGTAATTTGTACAGAGTTGTTTCTGCAAATAGATATTGATCTTTCAGAAATTGTAATAGATGCACCAGAAAATCCTTCTAAATCTAAGGTTTGACCAGATACATATCCAGATCCACCATCCATAATTTTTAAGGATGATATTGATCCCGATGAAACTGTTACTTGAGCCGTTGCTCCATTCCAAGATGTATTTGCGTTTAACAATCTAACATTATAATAAGTTCCATTTGGTAGACCAGATCCTGCAGTTAAAGTGTCATATCCAACAATAGAATTTAATCCGTGCTCAGTATTAAGAGTTATAGTACAAATTCCAGCAGATATGGCAGAAACGGTATCAATTTTGAAACCTTTACCAAAATCTTTAATGAATGTGTCCATAGCTTCCCTGGTCACACTCTTCTTCAAATCATTTGTTATAACTTCTCCAAGTGGAGAAACTTTTGCATATGAATATGAGGAACTTGGGTTATCGTCAATATTATCTCTATCTTGTTGAGGATATAAATCAACTACGTTTTGATTATATTTGTAATCATTGAAATGATTAGGAACAGAAACATCAGATTTTAATACATAAGCATGATATATTCCATCTTGCGCATTAAAGATATATGGTGATATTGTTTCTACGCGATAGATGTAAAAATTAGATTGTAAATCATTTCTTTCAAATCTAGGCAAATAAATGTCTCTAGTTGTTGGACCAGAGAAGATACCTACATTATGATAATTACCGTTATAGTCTGTTCTAGAATAGGTAAATGACTTATTATTAACAATACTTGATACTATAAAATCACCATTAAATCCTGTTAAACCGACTCCTGTTAAATTAGTTGAAGATTTGACATTTTTTACTAAAACTCTATCACCAACTTTAAGATTATGAGGACGCTCTGAAACTACTGTTACTGAAGAAGAATCAAAAGAACATGTACTAATAAATCTTGGATTTCTATTATAATCAAAATTATTTGCAGTAATATTTGTCAAATTAAAATCAGAATTGTTTATTTGACCTGTTTTACTACTTTCTTGAATTACAAATCCTTCCGAAGGATTTCTTGCATTTGGACACTCTTTAGGTATAGCAATTCTTACTTTATATAATCTTTCGTCCAAACTTCTGTTGTCTGGATAACGTTTAATATATGTTACATCAGTTCTAGGTTCATCAAATCCAACCACTCCTAAAGACCAAAGGCTTTGGTATATTGTATTATTTGGTTGTACATGGACAAACCAATTTGAACGATTTGGATCATATTGTATAGGAGATCCTAAATCTCCACTTTCTTTATCAGAAACTCTACTTAAAACTTTAAGTGAAGATCCTCCATACATTTTAATACCAACACCATTTACAGCGTTAGTAAAAGATGTTGCAACTTTAAGACCAGTTATAAAATTACCACTACCAACACGAATTGCATAATATATTTTATTTGGAGTAATATTTTCTGGTAAATCTCCAACATTACTTAAAATAAGAATTTTTTCACCAGTTTGTATTTCATGATTTGTATCAGTGTACATGGTATCATATAGGGGCGCAGAAGTTATCTGTGCAATTCTATATTCTTTTAATCCTGTGTCAGATCCATCAATATATGTTAAACCAGAACCAACTGTGTTGTTGGTCATCAAAATTCTAGCATCTTTTTCAGTGCCATCTGGTAATGTCAGATATAATACATCATCTACTTTTGCTCCAACTCTATATCCTTGAATTAGACCTGGTGGAACGTTATCTACACTATTAAAACCAAACAAATAAAGGTGACTGGATATGCCAACAGCGGTAGTTAAACCAACATCAATGGAAATCCAATCAACGTTTTGCTCATTAGTTGTAATTGATTTTGGTGTAATTAAAGAAGTTATATAACCATAATTATCTTTAGAGAATGCTTCTTTTTTAAATCCTTCAGCATTTAGTGAAAATTGACCAAAATTAGAGTTTGAGTTTGTGATTGACTGGTCTCCGCCAGATTGTGCATCAAAATGCTTGTTAAATCCAATCGCAAAAACAGAAACTACCTGGATGATAGAATCATTTGAACATTTGATGTGAGTAGTTTCCCATCCTCTTCTATAAACGGCATCACTATCTAAGTGATATACTGTATCACTATTTGTCGATGATGCTCCAGATGATAAAGAAGAACCGTATACTTTTTCAATAGGTATTCCTGTATACGATCTAGTTACTGGATTGTATTTTACAAATGCACGATCATCTTTTTGGAGAGAAACTGCAGTGTATTGTGCAACAACCATTGAACGGAATCCAGATGCTTTTGCACCATCCGCGTGCATTCCATTCAATCCCCAAACCGATCTTAAAGAGCAGTTGAAAATATAAGGAGATGCTCCTCTAACTGTATCAGTATCAATAGTAACAGTAGCAGATCCTCCAGGATCTGCAGGAAGATCATTTCTTACTGCTCTAAGAGTATATGTAAACGTAGTTGGTGTTGGAACTGATTGAACTACTGTAGAAACATTATAATCACTTACATTGACCCCTTTAATCTTAATTGGAGTATCAACTGTGAGATTGTGTGGAACTAATGTGGTTACGGTGACAACAGAGTTTGGAGTTGCACCATCTCCAGAATAGATTGAAGTAATTTGTACTGGGTCAGTTCCAAATGCACCAACTATTTCCCATTCACTTCTTTCTTTTGCAAAACCTTCAGGTAATAATGGGAATTTTTGTGCTGCTGGAACTTGACGAGTTGATCCTTCATTAAAGGCATTTGATAATTTGGCATAATACATGTCCAAATCAGTTAGTTCATAATTATTTGGAACATTTACACCATCTACATATTCAAATACTGTTAATTTATGGTGTGAAAATGTAGGAATTGCTTGGTTGCCTGATCCAAGATCAAAAATAGAATTATCTGTATATACTAATTGATTTTGATCTGCATCAAATAAGGAAAAATTCCAGAAAAAACAATTACCAGTAATTCTGAAAAATGAAGATGAAGGGACGTTATTATCAGTTGGATTTGGAACATATTTTGGTCTTATTTTTGTCTTTCTTAAATCCAATCCAATTAGTGATGTTCCTCTTGGCAGAATAACTCCACCATTTATACTATTAAATTTGTATAGAATATTATCTTCTTGAGTTAAATCAAAATTACTCTGTAAATTTAAATTAAATACATCAGATGCTGGAGTCGTAACTGTACCTGATGGTGATACTGCTTGGGCAAGAGCGGTGCCAACTTTACGAATTCCAAAACCAGGTCTGTTATCAATAAGATGTTCCCCTGGATATACTAAGATAGTGGTTCTGTCATTCCTATCATTATTTTCTCCAGGAACAAAAGAAAATCTTGCTGCTTCTAAAAGAGCTCTTTGAATAGTTTTAAATGGTTTAGTAAGAGAATTACCTTGATTGGTAATGCTATCTGTTGCATCTAAATCGTTTGAATTTACATATAGAATTCTACCTTCATAATTCTTGATAAAATTCTCTAACTTATTAAGAGGCATCGGATTATATGAACCAAAATATTTCTATGTTTTATTTAGTTCAGTAAATCCTCTTCGTCAAAAATATAATAATCATCGTCTGGCATATCTTCAGGGTTTTCTAACTCAATCGGAAACAAGCATGGATGACATTCTTCATCAATTAAATAAAATGAAGAATAGTATAAATCTTCTGGTTCAAATGTACGATTTTTATCTGCTTCTCTACAAAGATCTTGATCATACAAATGACCATCTGGTAATTCATCAAACGTAAAAGGTACGTGGTTGATAAAATACATCTTCACAATCATACTACCATTATTATACCAGCAGTATGCGTGATCAATACGATAAGACATAGGATTTACTCCCGTATCTTATATTTATTTTATGCTCCTTGCGTGGATCGAACACGCCTCAGGCGAATTATGAGTTCGCTGCATTCACCAGATTGCTAAAGGAGCGATGGGAATACTGGGAGTTGAACCCAGACTAAGCCCTTATAAGGAGCCCGCTCTAACCATTAAGCTATACTCCCATAAACCCAGATCCATTATAGAGGATCTGGAACTTTTTGTCAACTAGCTTCTTCGTGTTCTGTATGGATTCTTGTTAGATCATCTTTTTCTTCTGAATAATCATAAATTTTATACTTCATGAGAAGAACATTTCCAGATTTACCTTCTATGAGGAATTGATAACCTTTTTCAACTTGTTCCATAACGGAATCAAAGTCTTTTTGCAGTTCTTCTACCGTGATAATCTTCATGTCTTAAAAAGGATTAGAGTACACAAGAGTTTCTTCATCGACTTGAGTGCGAACTACTTCCAGAACATTCATGAATTGCTCAACAGTTTCACACTCTACAATTTTTTCACCACCTTCACTCGAGTAAAGATAAAATTTACGGGCAAGAGTATCAACAACACAACGTGTCAGATATTCTTCAGTGTTAGAAGGCATTCGGGATTTGTTTTGATTACCTATGTATTATATGGGGATTTTGGGAGAATGTCAACCCTCCTGTGCCAGTTTTGAGAGTGTCACACAAATCTATCCACATGCGCTTCATAATTTTGTTTTACTTCTGTATTTGATAGAGCTTTGGAATAAAATCTAACAGCAGAAATTTTTCCTGGAAAATATTGGCGAATGTATGTGGAAGTGCAAAATCCTATTCTCATTGATGCAGATGAAGACAATACTGATAAGTCGGAAATATTTGAAGAATTTTCCATAATGCCATTTATGTATATTTTATTATCTTTTCCAACTTCTCTAACAAATGCAACATGATACCATGTGTTAATTGAAAGGTTTGATGTATTTTCTAAACTTCCATTTCCCCTAGAACCAGAATTAACTCTAATACCACTTGGTTTATATACTTGTAATCCAATTCCTCTAGTTGAACTAATTCCAATTATACTTGCGCCGCCAGTATCTATGTTTGAAGTTAAGTTAGTATCATCTGTAATTTTAAACCATGCTTCTAAAGAATAAGAAACATCTCCAGAAGAAATTCCTGATCCATCACCGTCAATATAAGATTTATTAAATTCTAAGTACTTATTAGTAGATCCATATTGATTAAACCAAATAGAAGACCCATCTGATCTATCAAAGGTTGGACTATTTGCTGGCGCAGTTGCATATACACCATCATCAGATAAATTTGATAATGATAATACTTGATTTATTCCTGTTGTATTTTCTATAGAAGTTGATATTCCATAAGTTTTATCGGCATCAGAATATATAACAAGTTTATCGATTACAATTGGATCGACAAAAGTAGAAAGATTTGATATAGATTTTTTTAATTTTTTCTTTCTAGAGTCTAACGCTTTTTTTATATCTTTATCGCCCCAGATTTGTATTTCTTCTTGAGTTTTATCCTCTTTTATCACATTAACAACTGATAAATATTTTTCTCTCAATTTTCTTAGGTTTGGAATTCCTTGTACAACCTGAGAAATTGAAGACGCATATCCAGCACAAGTTGGACTTGAAATTAATATTGGTACAGTTCCTGCAAATCCAACTGTATATGGATTTATTATTTTATATACTCCAAGTGAATCACCATCATTATTTTCAATAGTATTTTCAAACCCATTACCAAATCTTGCTGGAGTCAACCTATTTTGAGATTCTTCAAAAACATTATCATCTCTCAATTCTTCCATATTTTCATATCTTTTTATTTTAACCAAATCTTCAAAAATTTCTTCACCTCTACCAACACCAATATTATCAATTTTAAGAACTGGTAACTTTTTTGGTATAATTGCAAATCCAGTTGTAGGATTTATTGCTGGTACATAAGAAGGAGATGTAGAACATCCATATCCAACCGCAGTATTAACTATAGTAATTATTTGTTGTTTTATAGAATTAATCTGCACATTATAATCATACATTTGATTATCATATGGCTTCGCTAATTTTTTATAGTCATCAACATTTCTTTCTTGTTTATCATAATCTATTTGTTGAAGTTCAAGAGGTGTTTTAATTGAATCTACTAATTCTACAGGATTATCTGACCAAGTTCCATCTGGATTTTGAGATACATTTCTAGTTCTAATAGTCTTTGGAGTTTTTCCTATTTCACTAGGTTCAGACCCAAAAGAATTAGCAGCATCTAATTGCTCCGTTAAATTTTGAGTTATTTTGAATGCAAAAAATTCTTGAGTTGACATGTTAAATTTTTATCAATTAATTCTTAGTTTTATATTGTGCATTTAAAAAAATCAAGTACTTAAATTTTGAATTTGTAATTTTAGATCATCAATAATTTGTTGTTGTTCTTTTACTGCTGCAATTAACAGAACAACCAATCTATCATATTTAACTGCATAATAATCATTATTTACGGGCAATTTACCTACAGATTCTGGAGCAACTTCGAGCAATTCTTGGGCTGAAAGACCAAGATGCTTCTCTTCAATAGATCTAAATCCAATAGACTCTGCGACAGTATTTAAATTATATGTAAATGTGCTTAAAGATTTAACTTTATCTAAAGCATTAGTAATTGGTTCAATATTAGTTTTTAGCCTCATGTCAGAAGCTGTTAATTCATCTTCGTGATTTTTAAATTCCATAATTTTGAATCTAATTTTCTATATTCTTATATAGTAAAGATATTGTGTTTTAATTTTTAGTTATAGTCAAATATCCATGTCCTCGGTTATATCCAATTACTGTGATTGCTGATTGAGAGTAACTTCCGCCGCCGCCGCCAGTATTAGTATTACTGTTTTGATTACTTCCACCTCCACCAGAATATCCTCCTCCTCCTCCACCACCACCAGTGTTTCCATGAGTTCCCGCACCACCACCAAAACCACCAAAAGCAGATGTTGCGGTGTTCCCTCCCGTTCCACCTGCTGCAAAAGAAAGACCTAATCCACTATAACCATATGATCCAGCTTGCCCTGCTGCAGTTCCATTTCCATATAATCCACCACCACCTCCACCCCATCCATTAGATGATCCAGTTCCACCATTTCCGTTAGAACCACCAGTTCCAGTAAAATCTGAATAACTAGAACCACCAGTTGTTCCAGATAATCCATCAGAATATGCACCATATATTGCCGAATCAAATGAAGCAAAACTATACGTTGCTCCTCCTCCACCTCCAGCAATTATAACTGGAGTGTTAAAAAATTCTGTCATAAAAGTTCCCCCACCACCGCCACCAGATCCTGTACTAAAAACAACTCCTTTTTGACCAACAAGTATTTTATACAACATTCCTTTAGTTAAAGTCACTACAGACTCAATAATAATTCCTCTAGAATAATTTGCATAATAACCATCTTGACCAGCGGCACCTGCAGCACGAATTGTATAACTACCTGTTGTTGGGGCATACCAATACTGAATTCCAGAACTTACTGAAAAATAAGTTGAGTACCAAGGTTGCGAGGTATAACTTGAAACTGATGCAAATGAAGTTGGACCAAATCTTCCAGTTGCTCCTCCATTTGTGAATGTAAAGGATGTGAAAGAAAATAAATCTCCCACTTGATCCATATATGGAGAATAATATGTATTTGGACCAAGTAAAGTTTGTTGAATTGTAGTCATAATATCAACTTAATCCAGATCCAGATATAACAAATTCATTAGGTGTGACGACACATAGAACAGTACAAAGTCCTCTTCCTGCTAATGTTCTATTTCCAGTTGTTGCTGTTCCAGCAATATACATTGTAGTTGAAGCACCTTGTGTAATTGTTTGTGCTGATGAAGAGTTATTATAAATCGTAATTGCATCTCCAGCACTGAAAACGCCAGAAGGGACAGTTACGCCACCTGTTGTGATATTAACTAAATCGCCAACATCTCCTATTGCAAGAGTGTATGAAGTTGTTTTAGCAAGATTTATTAATTTTCTAAGATTTCCTCCGGAATCAGAAACTATAGTAGAAGTTAAGTTACCTGTTGATGGATTATAAGTTAATTTTGATGATGATACGTTTAATGTTGGTGACCCAGATGCCACCGATGAAAGCATTGGATATCTCGTTGCGTTTGTTGATGTGTCATCAGACACGCTAATAGAACCAAATGGTGCAAATATTGATGTAAATGCCCAATTATCAGTACCATAATAATAGAAAACTTGTGCAATTCTTAAATAAACTCCATTTACAGTTTGTGCTGCTGCAGGTATAGAAGCACTGATTAATTGCCAAGTATTATAGTTTAAAGCACTAGGTGTAATAAGCTCTATTGTAGTATAAGAAGATCCATTAAGACTATATTGAAATAATAAAACATCTGATTGATAGTCTTCTGGTTGATCCCCCCAAGTTCCATTAGCAGCATTCACATAAAATTGAACTGTGCTAATACCATTTAAATATACCTTATTAAAAGTAGAGACATATCTCGTTCCATTTTGGTATTCTGAAAGATAACCATCAAAAATTGCTATCGGAGTTCCTGTGGGAACTGCAGTTGATGTTGCCATAGTTCCATAAACTGAACCAAGTGTTGCCAATCTAGTTCCATTAGAAACATCAAGATTTTCTGGTTCTCTTAAATTTAATAAAACATTATCAAGTGATCCAGTATGATTTTGATCACCTCCAACTTGACCAAATGCTGGCATCAAAGTTGTAAATGCCCAGTTATCAGTGCCGTAATAAAATGAAGTTTGGGTGATTTTTAAATAAACTCCACCAAAAGTTTTTGCCCCAGATGGAACTCTAATAGTTCTTAACGTCCAAACATTACTACTAGCAATATCAATGGGATTTATTATGTCAATATTAGTCCAAAAAGTTCCATCAGTACTATATTGAACAAGTAAATTATCATTTTCATAATATTCTGGTAGATCGCCCCAACCAGTTCCACCTCTATTAACGTAATAATTTAAGAAGTCTACATTTGTTAAATGAACTTTTTCTCTATTTTGAACAAATCTTGTTCCATTTAAATTTAAAGACAAATATCCATCAAAAACTACAATTGGTGTTCCGACTGGAACCGCTGAAATATTTGATATGCCGGAATAATTTCCAACTGATGTTAATCTAGTTCCATTTCCTACCGTAAGAGTGTTTAAATTATAAAAATTAAGTAAGAATAAAGAAAGATTTCCAGAAGAAGATGATGAATCTGATTCTGGTTGACCAAATCCACCAACTAAGGTTGTAAATGCCCAGTTATCAGTGCCGTAATAAAATGAAGTTTGAACAATTCTTAAATAAACTCCAGAAAAATCTTTTACCGCATCTGGAATAGTTATAGTTCTTAAAGTCCAAACATTACTACTAGCAATATCAATTGGATTTACTGTATCAAGAGTAACCCATCCTGTAGATGCGGTTGGGGAAGTTGGGTGATATTGAACAAGTAAATTATCATTTTCGTAATATTCTGGCAAATCTCCCCAACCAGTTCCACCTCTATTAACATAATATAAAATATAGTCTAATGTTGTTAAATAAACTTTTGTTTTGTTTGTAAGTACTCTAGTGCCATTTTGATATTCTGCAAGATATCCATCAAATATTCCAATTAAAGTTCCAGAAGGAACTTTATTTGTTAAAGTAGACATACCTCCATAATATGCTCCCACACTACTCATTCTAACGCCGTCACCTAAATTTAATGTTAAAGTATTGGCAAAATTCATTAAAGAAACTGTAAGATTTCCTGCACTAGATGGATCATTTACATTTGTACTATCTCCAGTAGATGCTATAAGAGAAGTTATTGCCCAATTGTCAGTGTCTTGATAGTATGAAGTCTGAGCAATTCTTAGATATACACCATTATAATATTTTGCACCATCTGGAATTTGAACTGTCCTTAAAGTCCATACATTAACACTAGCAATATCAATAGGTCTTATAGTATCGAAAGTAACATAAGTAGATCCATCTGTACTGTATTGTAAATATAAAAAGTCACTTTGATAATTCTCGGGTTCTTCGCCACCAGCACCTTTGTTAACATAATATGATAAGTATGATATTGTAGTTAAATAAATTCTATTAAAATTAGTAATTACTCTATTTGAAGTTCCCCCAAAAAATGCAATGTTTGTAGTTCCAGGAACTTCTGTTCTAGTTGAAGTTCCCCTTGCTGAACAAGTTGTTAACTGTACACCACTTCCAATAGTAAATAAATTTGGATCTGCAAAATTCATGGCAGCAATCATAATGTTGCCATTTCCGGAAGATGTAGTCGAAGAACCAGCAGATCCTAATTCTGGTATTACTGAAGTAAATGCCCAGTTATCAGTTTCTTGATAATAAGCTCCTTGTACAATTCTCAAATAAACTCCATTATAATACTTAGCAGCTGCTGGAACTCTTTCTGATATTAAAGTCCAAGTATTTGCTGCAACATCATCAGGACCAACTGTTTTTATAGCAGTCCATCCACTAGTTCCAGTGTAACTATATTCAAGAATTAAATTGTCTAAATTAAATCCCTCTGGAGAATCTCCCCAACTACCAGCTTTATTGACGTAAAAATATACAAATTCTACAGAAGTTAAATAAACTTTAAATCTATTTTGAACAAATCTAGTTCCAGATGGTGTTGGAGCACTATTTGTTCCAAAAACTCCAATACTTGTAGTCGTGGAAGGAACTTGAGTTAATGAAGACATATTAAGAATTGAACTAGGAAATGTAAGAAAAGTTCCAGTTCCCAAAGTTAAACCATTTGGAGTTGCAAGATCTATAAGTGAATATGAAGAATTTCCTCCCCCAGTTCCAGATGCACCTTGAGTACCTTGTCCTCCTGGACCTTGAATTCCTTGTCTTCCTTGAAGACCTTGAGCTCCTTGACCACCAATTCCACCAGTAAATCCCTGAACTCCCTGGTGTCCTTGAATACCTTGTCGTCCCTGAGTTCCTTGATTTCCTTGTGTACCTACACCATCTGTTCCTTGAGAACCTTGTATTCCCTGAATACCTTGCGATCCTTGAATACCAGATCCTTGGAGACCTTGAAAACCTTGAGATCCTATAGTTCCTTGATTTCCTTGAACACCTTGATTACTTAAACCTTGAGTTCCCTGCCTTCCTTGAATTCCTTGAGAACCTTGAGAACCTTGATTACCAAGAAGACCAGATATTCCTTGCGTTCCTTGAACACCCTGAGTTGTTCCATCACGTCCCTGAAGTCCTTGAGATCCTTGTAAAGATGCACCCTGAAGTCCTTGAGATCCTTGAAAACCTATTCCCTGAGTTCCTTGAGCACCTTGATTTCCACTATATCCTTGAAGTCCTTGAGATCCTTGGAAAGATTGTCCCTGAACACCTTGGGTTCCTTGCGCTGTTCCTGCTCGACCTTGAATACCTTGAACACCTTGAATCCCTTGTCTTCCTTGAATTCCTTGAGAACCCTGAAATCCACTATAACCTTGAGTACCTTGTGCTCCTTGTGATCCAAGACCTTGAGTTCCTTGGAATCCTTGAGATCCATATTCTCCCTGAATTCCTTGAGATCCTTGGAAAGATTGTCCCTGAACACCTTGGGTTCCTTGACTGCCTTGAGTACCTTGAACTCCTTGAATACCTTGAGTTCCTTGAGTACCTTGAGTACCTTGAACACCCTGTGTTCCTTGAGTTGCTTGAACACCTTGAGTGCCTTGATTACTTAAACCTTGAACACCTTGTGTTCCTTGAAAATTACTTATTGTTCCCTGAGCACCTTGTCTACCTTGTGTTCCATGAATTCCCTGAACACCTTGAAATCCTTGAACACCCTGAGATCCTTGAATACCTTGTCTACCTTGTGTTCCTTGATTTCCTTGAACGCCTTGATTGCTTACACCTTGAATACCTTGGGTTCCTTGAGTTCCTTGAAAGTTACTTATTTGACCTTGAAGACCTTGCAATCCTTGCAGTCCTTGAGATCCTTGTCTTCCTTGCGAACCTTGAGTTCCCTGAAAATTACTTAAAGAACCTTGAAGACCTTGAATACCCTGAGTTAAAAGTGCCCGAGAATGAATCCAATACCTAGATCCAGTTTGAGCACCTACTGAAATTGGTACGTAATGATCATATTCAGTTCCAGCAGGAACTGGTTTTGCGCCAATAGAAGATACTCCAACTAATGGATCTCCAAGATCTGGTTCTGCTTGTTCTAATCCAAGAAACTCATAACGATCTGAAGTAATTCCAGTTTGGTCAAACTTTTTAACTCTGCCTGAATTATATTTCATAATTTATATTATTGCTTTGCAGTTTCTAAAACACTGAGAATAAGGTTTAAAACCCCATTAGTATTAGATTGAATTTTAATAACATCATTAGTTTCCAAAGCCAATCTTCCATCAGAAACTAGATTAACTGAATCATTTGGTGGTACATATACTGAATTTGCAAATATATAATCGTTTGGAGATTCACTTGTTCTTGAATGTATTGCAGTTACAGTATAGGTGCTTTTAGCAGCACCTGATGATACATTTGCCACTTGTGATAAAATTACAATAGATGATACGCCAATGGGGCAAGTATATATTCCAACATTATTTGTTGTAATACCAACTCTAATTGTTCGGAATTTATTAAGTGCAATTGCTGCCATGTTTCTAACTTAATGCAATAATTAGAGGGGTTACTGTATTTAACAGACTTTGACTGAATGATCTTCCAGTAATTGTTCCAGTTAATTGATTAATCACAACGCCATCGCCAATTTGGAAGTTTCCTGCCTGATTTGTGCTCGTATATACAACTTGTCCACCATTACGCTTATCAACTTCATTTGCCTGAATTGTGACACCACCTAAAGCAGGTTTTGCTGTATTAATATTTGTTCCAGATCCAACCCACTCTAATGAAATTGAAGTTGCAATTTGTAAACTCAATCTTGAGAAATAAACTGTTGTCCCAGCACCTACTGTATTATTTAGATTTTGAGTCAGAACCAATGTTGAAGTTCCATTAACTGGTAATGTTGCCGTTGTAATAGTATAATAAAGAGGATACAAAACTGCTTCTGCAGTTGCATTTACTCCAGATCCTCCAGGAAAATCAGTAATTGTAACGCTTGGGGAATTTAAGTATTGACTTCCATTACTGATTACGTCTATTGAAGTTATAACACCATTTTCATCAACGTTGGCAGAAGCTTCTGCACGAATTCCGCTAGGACCTTCTGGGAATCCAATTGTTACGTTTGGTGGATTTGTGGGATTGTAACCATTTCCACCATTTGTAACTTTAATAGCATTGACTTGATAGTACAATTCGCCAAAATAAATTGCCTGACCGTCATAAGGTCTTTGTGTCCCCAATCCAGAAATTGTAACAGTATCAGTTTCAATTTCTGCAGTTCCTACGGTTTCTCCAGTGTAACGATAAATTGATTTTGAAGTATAATCACCAACTCCATCGGAAACAAGACCATAATTACCAAACGAACAGTTTGAGTTTGTAATATCACACTGACCACCAGATTTTGTAAAGATTCCAATATCGTCGCAAATTGTAAAGATAGAAACCAATTGTGTATATGCACCATTTGTGATAGAAACACCAATACCATTTTGATTATATTGAGTATAAGAATCAACACTCATGGTTCCAGTTACACCAATATCTTCTTTATCACCAGGCTCTGCCGCAAATCCATCCACTTTCATTCCGATACTATCACCAATAAAGTTAGTGCAGTTTCTTACATAAGGACCTTGAGTAATTGGACCAACTCCTTTGGAGTATGGTGGGATTACAATTCCACCAACAACATAAGTATGACCTATTCCAGTTTTACCAACATTTACTGTAAATGTATTTCTTTCATTAGTTGTAGAAAGAACCTCAAATGCATATCCATTATTTCCAGATGGGAATAATGTAGTTGTAGCTGCTCCACTAGAACATGCAAATTCAAGATCCCGTAATGTTACGATATCACCAGTTCTTACTGAAATGCCAGGAGCAGTAATTGTAACAATACCAGTATTATTGTCATATTTTGCTTCAGTAACTTCTAATGAACGATTAACTACATAACCACCAGAAACATAACTATGGGGAATAGTTGAAATTCCAGTATAAACATCAAAAGAGTCGTCTGAATTAATTTTAGTTACATAAAATTCATATCCATAATATCCAGATGGGAATAATTGAGTTGAAACAGGTCCTCCAGAGGAGCATGAGAACTTAAGGTTTCTAACCTCAATTAAATCTCCAACCTTGACTAACAATCCTGGTGCTTTGATAGTAGTTTTTCCTGAAGTTTCTTCATAAAGAGCACTCGTAACACCGACAATAGAATCAAACCCTTTTCCTCTATTTCCTGGATATGTGGTATTAAATCCAACATATGAGAATGCAGTTGATCCTATTCCTATAATTGAAGTAACAATTCCAACACAAACTTTCATCGCTGAAGTTACGTCAGCACATGAATTAATTACATTATTAAATCCAGTTGCAGGATCAACTTGCATCGCAAGGTCTTTAATTTGAGTGAATTCATTCTGGAAATTGGTATATTTTTGAACTGTTCCACCAGAAACATAGGTGTGTGGAAGAACAGTTTTTCCACCAACAAACTCAAATGTATTTGGTCCAACTACCGATTTAACTGGGAAAATATAATTAAAAGTTCCATCTGGGAAAGTTGTGGTTGTATAGTTAGAAGTTAAAGTACCTCCATACATGTAACGATGATCTAATGTAGAAGTTCCTACATTTACCTTAACTTTATTTGAAACATAAAGTGCTGGGTAAGATCCTAGATTACCTGCAGATATAACTGTGGTTAGTATTGAAATTAAATTATCAATATTTGTTTTAACATCGGCGCAAGAATTTTCACTAGTATTAGATCCTGTAGCAGGATCTGCACTTATTGTTAAATCCTTAACATTTAGTTGATTTGTAATTGCTTTCTTAGCATAATCACGAACCGCATTAAATGCAGTTACACTTTGCGTTTCTTCACCAACTAAACCATTAGAAATTGGTGCTCCATTCTTATTAAAATATGCTCTAGTTGCTTCACGAATGTGCTTATTAGTTCCATACTTAACATCCTTAACCAAAGCATCAACAATATATCCAATATCTCTACGACACTTATTTTCACCAGAAACAAATATTCCTGGATTGTTTCTAATTGTATTAAGAGAAGTTAGTGAACCAGCAGAAACAACAGTTGTAATTAGAGAAGTTAAAGTGTCTAATGCACTTTGGACATTTGCACAAGATGATGATGAAGTATTAGATCCAGTTACAGGATCTGCAGTTAGTGTTAGATCTTTTGTGGTAAGTTGATTTGTAATTGCCTGCTTCATCAGGTTTCTTGCCTGATTAAAAGCATAAACAGATTCTGTTTCTTCACCAACTAAACCATTAGAAATTGGTGCTCCATTATTGAAATATTGTCTTACAAATGCAATAGAATAAGAATTTCCACCAGTAAATATGTCTGTAGAAACCGCATCAATAAAATATCCAAGATCTCTCTTACATTTGGTTTGCGTTCCGGAAATTCCAGGATATTGTGCAACTGTTGCCGACCAAGCACTGTTGACAATTTCTGTTCTGTTTTGTTGAATTAATCTGTAAGAATCTTTAAATCTTGAGAATCTTGTGGTTTGAACGTCATTTGGATAGTAGAAATCTGGATGTGAAATTGCAATTGCAGCAAGAGACTTATCAATAATTTCCGTTCTATTCTTTTGAATTAAGTTAGCAGCATCTATGTAACGGTTATCTGCAGTTGCAATTATGGTAAATTCATATCCAAGATTTCCTGATGGATAGTATGCAGTAGAAGGACCACCACCACTATCACATTCCCAAACAAGATTTTCTAACTTAATTTTTTTACCAGGTTCAATATATAAATGTGCTCCAGCAGTTGTTCCTAAACCAACCGCAGTTACTGTGGCAATACCAGTTGTACGATCATAAGATGCTGTTGAGATACCGAAAATAGGAGTATAGAGTTTTGATACTTCTCCACCATATTGGTAAATGTGATCTAAAGTGGATTTTCCTACATTAACAACAAATGTTTTTGTATCAAGTATATCTTGAACTGTAAATTCATATCCATAATTACCTGATGGATAAATTGCAGTTGATGGACCACCACCACTATTACATTCAAATACGAGATTCTGAAGTTTTACTCTATCTCCAGATGTAATTTTTAATGCTGTTGAAGTTTCTATAGTTGAAATTCCAGTTAATCTATCGTAAGAAGCAGTTACAACACCAACAGGGAATCCAGAAGATCCTGGAGTGCATGAATAAGTTAATCCTTGAACTTTTACTGGATCTTTTGTACTTAATCCATGATTAATTGCTGTTACTGTAGTAATACCAGTATTGGCATCATAAACAGCATTCACAACTGTTGTTCCTAATCCTACTGGATATCCACCCCAAGAACAATTATTGATAACTGCTCTTGCAACATTGAATGAATAATCTAGAGTTGCTATAGTTTGCTTAACTTCTTCTGGATTTTTTAGAATTCCCGATTTTAAACTCCAATCATTATTATAATATGCTTTACCAGCATCAATAGATCTAGAGTTTCCACCTCTAGTAATATCATGTATAATGCACTTCCAAATATCCGATACATCATCTGCACAATCATTACTTTCTAAATTAACACCATATCTAACAGCAGGTGCATTTGATGTTGTTCCTGCACCAATCATATTAGTTACAATACCAACTAATTGTTTGATTGTTGTACCTACACCTACACATCCACCATTTACTTGAATAACGGAAAGATCCTTAACTTGAGAAACGCTATTTCCAATACCTTGATATGATATTGGTGGTGTTGTGTTATTAATCACATGAGTTGCAATTCCAGCAGCATAATCAAGTGCTGCGATTGTCGCTTCCGAAACACCAACACCTGTAATATGAATTAAACCACCAGAACTATTAAAATATGAATATCCAGCACCAATTGATTTACGATTACTATTTGCTTTTAAATCATAAGAAATTGCTTGCATAATACTAACAACATCTTCTTTACAATTAGTGTAACTACTAATTCCAAGAGTAAAATTATATCCAGATGGTGATGTTAAGAAACCAACTGCTTCTGCTGAAATATAATTTAAGTTCTTATCAATTAATCTTGCGGCATCTTGTTCCCTATGACTTCCAGCAAATCCACTAAATCCACTGGTTAAGAACCCAACAGACTCTTTTGCAATATATCTTAAGTTAAATCGAATCATTCTTGCAGCATCAAAGAATCTATCAGTAGCAACACCAAGTAAGGGTTGAAGAGCAACAACAGCAGCTCCATTTTTCATTGCTGGACCAATAAAACTTGCATCTGTAATATGACATCCATTATTTACATGGAACATATCTTGATTTAAGTTTTTCGGTGTAATTACACAGTTTCTAAGTTCTGTTCCTTCAACAGAAACCGTTTTGGCAAGAATAATCGGGTTGTCTTCAATATAAGTTCCTGGGAATACTTTAATAGTGTCTCCAAATACTGCAACAGATGCGGCCGATTTAATTGTTTTCTTTGGATAATTTTCTGCAAGGCCAGTATTATCATCATTACCGTTCATAGAAACATAAATCGTCCTTCCAACTGGTTTGTAAGATTGAATTTTAACCTTTCCTTTTCCAGGAATTTGTGATTCAAAAATGTCAATTCCAATTCCAGGAACAATTTGAGTTACAATTCCTACTAATGTTTCTCCATTACCATAATAATTTGTAGCAGTTGCAGTTCCAACAACCGTCAAAGTATTAGTAATTGCACTTGTTCCAATACCAATACTTCCGGATGAAGGGTTGAATACTAATTTTTCAGAAGAAACAAATACTGTTGAAATGGATCCTGATTTTTCTGTTGAAAAACCTATGTAAGAAACAAAATTGTCTTCAGTATCTTTTAATTCTATAGAAACTGAAGAACCCTGAATCCCTTGCATTCCTTGAACACCTTGGGATGCTTGAACACCTTGGGTTCCTTGTGTCCCCTGAGATCCTTGAAGACCTCTAGTTCCTTGTGTTCCCTGAGTGCCTTGTGTTCCCTGGACGCCAGTTCCTTGCAATCCTTGGAATCCTTGTGTTCCTTGGATACCCTGATTACCTTGAACACCTTGAGTTCCTGTTCCCTGAAGACCCTGAAGACCTTGGAATCCTTGTGTTCCTTGAATACCCTGTTTTCCTTGAGAACCTTGAGTTCCTTGTGTTGCTTGAACACCTTGATTACCTTGAGTTCCTTGGAAATTACTTATAGGGCCTTGAATACCCTGTCTTCCTTGAGCACCTTGAGTTCCTTGAGCACCTTGAGTTCCTTGAGTACCTTGTGTTGCTTGTGTTCCTTGTGTTGCTTGAACACCTTGAACACCTTGATCACCTTGAAGACCTTGTGTTCCTTGGAAGTTACTTATTTGCCCCTGGAGACCTTGGAGACCTTGGAGACCTTGGAATCCTTGTGTTCCTTGAGTTCCTTGAGTTCCTTGATTACCTTGAGTTCCTTGGAAATTACTTAGAGATCCTTGAAGTCCTTGATTACCTTGTGTTGCCTGAACACCTTGAGTTCCCTGAAGACCTTGATTACCTTGGAATCCTTGTGTTCCTTGAATACCCTGTCTTCCTTGAGAACCTTGTGTACCTTGAGTACCTTGAGTTCCTTGAGTTCCTTGAGTACCTTGTGTGCCTTGAGTTCCTTGTGTTGCTTGAACACCTTGATTTCCTTGAGTACCTTGGAAATTACTTATAGGACCTTGAACACCTTGAATACCTTGAACACCTTGAGTACCTTGGAAATTACTTAGAGATCCTTGAAGTCCTTGATGACCCTGATTACCTTGAGCACCTTGGACTCCCTGATTACCTTGAGTCCCTTGGAAATTACTTATAGGACCTTGAACACCTTGAGTACCCTGAACACCTTGAGTACCTTGAGTTCCTTGAACACCTTGATTACCTTGAGTCCCTTGGAAATTACTTATAGGACCTTGAACACCTTGAGTACCCTGAACACCTTGATTTCCTTGAATTCCTTGATTGCCTTGTGTTCCTTGGGTTCCTTGGAAATTACTTATTGTTCCTTGAACACCTTGATCACCCTGAACACCTTGGAAACCTTGTGATCCCTGGTGTCCAACACCTTGAACACCTTGAGATCCTTGCGTTCCTTGGAATCCTTGTGTTCCTTGAACACCTTGATTACTTAAACCCTGAACACCTTGTGTTCCTTGGGATCCTTGGAATCCCTGTGTTCCCTGAATGCCTTGATTTCCTTGAGTTCCCTGAACACCCTGAACACCTTGATCACCTTGAAGACCTTGAACACCCTGGTTACTTAAACCTTGGACACCTTGAGTTCCTTGAGTTCCTTGATTTCCTTGTACTCCAGTTCCCTGCAATCCCTGCAATCCTTGGAATCCTTGTGTTCCTTGAATACCCTGTCTTCCTTGCGAACCTTGTGTACCTTGAGTTCCTTGAGTTCCTTGAGTTCCTTGTGTTCCTTGAATACCTTGTGTTCCTTGAATACCTTGAACACCCTGATTACCAGTTCTAGAAAATGTAAAACCAATTATTTCATTATTTGTTGGTGCTAGTCCACTAACCAACTCAACTGAAACAGTAGCAAAATTAATACCTGAACTAACTGATAAAACTCTTAAAATTATTGTTCTTTGAACTAATGAAATAGCAGTAGAAGTTTGAAGTATGAGATACCCCTTAAAAGTATCAGAAGAATCATCCCAAGTATCGTACCAATCAGAATTGTCATTTCCAAAAATATCTTCATTATCTATCCATAAAGTGGATAATCCTTCACTTAATGGATTCGCATTAAATCTAAATTTTCCGGTATTTAAAGTAGTTGAAGTAGGAGTGGATGTTAAAGAATCGTATTGATAAGATACTCCTCCACGACTACCAGTTAGACCTTGAATACCTTGATTACCTTGGACTCCCTGATTACCTTGGGTTCCTTGGACTCCCTGTCTACCCTGCGTTCCTTGAGTTCCTTGTGTTGCTTGAACACCTTGATTACCTTGAGTTCCTTGGAATCCTTGTGTTCCTTGCCTACCTTGAGTACCTTGTGTTGCTTGAACACCTTGATTACCTTGAGTTCCTTGGAATCCTTGTGTTCCTTGTCTACCCTGTGCCCCTTGAGAACCTTGGAATCCCTGAGATCCTCTAACTCCTTGGAAATTACTTATAGGACCTTGAGTACCTTGGACTCCCTGATTACCTTGTGTACCTTGAGTTCCTTGAGTACCTTGAGTTCCTTGAGTTCCTTGAGTTCCTTGAGTTCCTTGAGTTCCTTGAACACCCTGATTACCTTGAGTTCCTTGGAAATTACTTAGAGATCCCTGAAGACCTTGAAACCCTTGAGTACCTTGTCTTCCTTGAGATCCTTGTGATCCTTGTGATCCTTGTGATCCTTGAGCACCTTGATTACTTAATCCCTGAACACCTTGGGATCCTTGGGATCCTTGGGATCCTTGAGTTCCTTGGAAATTGCTTAGAGATCCCTGAAGACCTTGAGAGCCTTGAGAACCTTGAGTTCCCTGCGATCCTTGTGATCCTTGAATACCTTGTCTTCCTTGTGAACCTTGAACACCTTGATTACTTAATCCTTGAACACCTTGAGTTCCTTGAGTTCCTTGATTACCTTGAGTTCCTTGGAAATTACTTAGAGATCCTTGAAGTCCTTGATTACCTTGTGTTGCCTGGACACCTTGGGTTCCTTGAATACCTTGCCTTCCTTGTGAACCTTGAACACCTTGATTGCCTTGAACACCTTGTCTTCCTTGTATTCCTTGAGTTCCTTGAATAGACTCTCCTTGAAGTCCTTGTGTACCTTGAAAATTACTTATTGGGCCTTGAACACCCTGCAAACCCTGAGCACCTTGAAATCCTGGTATTCCCTGAACACCCTGTCTTCCTTGGATACCTTGTCTTCCTTGAGTTCCTTGGAAATTACTTATAGGACCTTGTGTACCTTGAAAATTACTTAATGTTCCTTGAATACCTTGATTACTTAATCCCTGAGAACCTTGAGATCCTTGAGAACCTTGATTTCCCTGCGTTCCTTGCGTTCCTTGCGTTCCTTGAAATCCTACAGTACCTTGAGCACCTTGACCAACATAAAGTCCCGATAGACCTTGATTTCCTTGAGTTCCTTGGAAATTACTTATAGATCCTTGAATGCCTTGTCTACCTTGAGTTCCTTGAGATCCTTGAGATCCTTGAGATCCTTGAAGTCCTTGAATGCCTATAGAACCTTGTGTACCCTGATTTCCTTGAATTCCTATAGATCCTTGAGTTCCTTGAAATCCAATTTGCCCCTGAAGTCCTTGATTTCCCTGAGTTCCTTGGAAATTACTTATAGGACCTTGAGTTCCTTGGAAATTACTTATTTGTCCTTGGAGACCCTGAGTTCCTTGAGTAGAACCTATATAGGGCAATCCTGCCCAAGGAGTAGTGCCATTGCCAATTTTTAATCTACTAGTATCAACTTCAAGACCAACTTCACCTTCTAATAAAACTGGATTTTCGGCATTCCACTCAGATTGATTAGCATATTTTAATATAATATGCCCACCACTAAGTATACCATTTGAGATAGAAATTCCCGAACCTACCCCACCACCACCTAATTGGCCAGTAACTATTAAATTTTCAACCTCAAGATCTGTTATATCTTCAGGTGGTCTATCTGCGTAGTAAATTTTAATTTTTGTCATTTTTTATGACCTGTTGTCGTAGTCCCAACCAGCAATTGAATATTCCGAATTGTCACCTGGATAATCTTTAGGAGTGTTTCCTTCATATTCAACAATTAATTTTTCACCTAAACGATCAGCCCAGATTTGATAAAAACAATCTATAGATGTCCCATTTCCAGATTTAACAACTATTTGTTTACCCCATTGTATTTTTTCAACAAATAAATCTTGACTATGCCCAATTTGTGTTAAATTTACACTAATAGTTTCTAAATCAACAAGACCATCCCAATAATCTGGAAGTTCAATAATATTACTATTTACCAATCTTCCGCGAACATAAACTGCAGATTCTGGTCCTTCTACACAAATATGTCGTAAACGATGATTAGGTTTATTTGGGTGAGGAATATCAAATCCTTTTTTGGAATTCACTACTGTTTGTAGGTTTCCTAGACCATCAACCATAACGACTCCTTTCAATCTAGTAACTGCACTATCAACAATTGTTACTGGAGAAACAATTTTATTGGCAGTTCCTGCGGTAAAAGTATTTTTACCTCCACTATTAATTGAAAGAGTTGCACCTTTAAAAGAAGTTACTGGTGAAGTGCAAAAAAATCCACTTCCTTTAATTTTACAATAACCATTAACAACTAATCCTCCAGTTTGAGTATGTAATCCTTTAAAGTTAGTAAATCCTTTACTTTCTATGGTAACAGGATTTGTTATATTAGGACCAACTGTTAATGCTGCTCCATCTATTCCAGATGCTGATCCAATGTAACATTCGTATATATTTGCTACTCCGCTTTTAAAAAAATTCGTTGGAATGTTTACGGCAGCACCGAATGTTCCACTCAAACATTCCAACATACCAAAAGCGTTACTATCTGCGTAATGTGTCATAATGGAGCTCCAGTTTTACCACAAGATTTTGTTAATCCTTCAATTAAATTTCCCCAATTTCCTGCAAGAAGATTCTTTATAGTAGATAATGCACTAACAGGACCAAAATATTTTATATCACCAGACATATTAATAAAATTTCCACTGATTACATTTACACCAGAAGTTCCGTTAATACATATTCTTGACCCAGCAAGTCTAACTTCTTCGGATGATGCAAAAATAATATGCCCGTTTGATCCTACTAAAAAATTTCCTTCACCTTTTTCACCCATAGATTCAATGTGTATATTTTTTGCTTTTAATGATATAGTTCCTCTCTCTGCAGATATAATAATATCCCCATTCTTTGCTACAATTGATCTTGCAATTGCTTCTTTTTCATCGGGAGGTATACTGTGCCCACTAACCTCATGATATGTTCCCTGAATATGTTCTACTTTATTTCCATTACTACCATAAACGACATGGTTATTTGCCGAAGTTATGATTGTAAGATCTCTTCCATCATCAGTAGATTCTGGGCCAATTGGTCCAGCATGAATAAAACAATATGGATTGTTTGATATTGTAATGTCTGGTGCTCTATCTGCCATTATCTAAGTACACAATCTATAACTTTAATTAATTTATCTGAAGTTATGGCATCAATTTGTCCTTGACCAACTAATTCATCAACTGGTGTAAATTTAAGAACAGATCTAAATTTTGCCCCAACTCCTGTTCTACTATTTATCCTAATCACAGGAAGAACTAAAAATCCAACTCCTGGATTTACAATTTCAATTCCAACAATTTGACCTGTAGGTGTTAATTGTAAATTAAATTCTGCACCATTATTACCACCTTCTATTTCAACAGTATCATTTGGACTATAACCACTGCCAGTATTCAAAATCTTAATATCTTTAATTTGAGATACTGTGTTTTTATATGGAATAGGTAAGTTAACTGTTGTTGAAATTGGAGGTGTAGTTCCCCCACCAGGAATACGTGTTCCGGGATCAGAAGGATCAGAAGAAGGTGTACCATTTACTGAAGTATTATATTTGCCACCATTGATAAATCCAGGTGTGTTGTTGTTAGCATTAAAATTTCCTTGACCATTTTTAGTTACACCACCCGAAGATCCAGATCCTACTAAAGTATTGGAATTTATTAAATTATTGGGTAAAGATGTGTTTCCAGTTCCAACATTACCTATCGTTGTTCTTCCTGTACCAATCGGAGGAACAAAAAGTTGACTTGTAGATCCTATTCCAGCGATACTTGACAATGGAGGTAAAACTTCTATAGTTACACTACTAGTAACAGTATTATTTCCTATAGGTGCATTTTTATTAGTTGCAGTTAAAGTATAAGTGAAAAATGTACTAACACCGGAAAGATTTAAATTTTGAGGAACAACTAAAGATGCAGATCCATCTTCGGGGACATTATTATATCCAACAATATTCAACCCAACTTGATTAGCATCGGTAGTTTCCCATTCAAATTTATACACCTCTCCCTGATATAATTTTGTTGGTTTGACTGTAAATTTATCAATGGAAGGTTTATTGGAATTTGTTTGAGTAGGAGAGGTTGTTGCACTATTATTTAAATCTACTATTTCAACTTCCAAGTCTTGATATATCTCTATTGGAGCAGAATTTGCAATATTTTTTGTAGCTTTAAGTGTATATTTTTTCTTAGTTTTTTTACTTCCTGCAGGAAATAAAATATTTGAAGAATTAATGGATAAATTTGCTTTAGAAGAAATTGGAAGTTTATTGTATCCAGGTTCTTTTAAAATTGTAACATAATCGGCATTTTCAACTTCCCATGATAATGTCAATACATTGTTTATCTGAACTGGACTTGGAGATCCAGTAAAACTTTTTATAATTGGCGGTATAATACCAGAAGTTATATTATCAGTATATCCAATTCCAGGATTTATAATTATTATGTCTTTAACTTTTAAGTTTCCATTTTCATCTTCTTCCATTTCTGCATAAGCATGAGCATTTTTCCCACAATTTCCAGGATCAGCAATAGTAACAAAAGGAGTTGACTTATAACCTTTTCCATTGGATAAAAGATTTGCGCCTATAACTTGTCCTATCTCATTAACAACTGCATTTGCAACTGCTCCAGATCCACCACCACCAAAAATGGATACTTGAGGCAAACCACACTGGAAAGTTCCGCTATAACATCCCCCAGGAGAAACATATGAACCATCAGAGGGTCCAAAGAAATCATTCATCCATCCCGTAATTGTTTTATCTACAGATCCAGATAAATCAAAGTTTGCAAAATTATCAAATCCAGGACTTTTTAAACCGCCATCAAGAGATGCTGTAAATTCTTTTATTTCTGGACAATTTGGTCTGTCGCATAAAAATCCCTCAAATCCTAAAATAAAATCTATAGCTTCAAAAACAGAACCTGCAACTTTAGTAATTCCACCGAGAATATCATTTATTTGAGCAAATATTGGTTCTAATGCTTTATCTAAATCATTGGCTAATTTATTTAATAAAGCATTTAAAAAGTTTTCTGCTGCACATAAAGGAGTATTAATAACTTGCCCAACTAATGAGTATAAAAATTCGGCAACCATTTTGGCAAGACCGGCAATAATGTCTTCAAATTTGCAAAAAATTTGATCAATAACTTCTTTTAACAAACCACTTTTAATTTGCTTCATAAGTGGTGGTAAAACAGAATTCAGTAAATCTTCTATACCTCTTCTTATTTTATTTAAAATCCATTCGCGTATTCTTTGAATAAACGTTCTTAATCCTGCAGATATTGCTGATATAGTTTCTTTTATTTCTCCTTGTAAATTTTGAATAAAATTTAACGCTCCATTTACGTACTTATCATAATACTTTTGTACGCTTTTCAGAACAGCAAAAAACTTTTTAAGAGCTCTCCATATACCTCCCATCTTATCATCACCACAAGGATCTGCTTTTCCTATTGGAACAGCGCACATTTCCTCAAAAGTTTTTCCAGCAACAGTTCTAGCAACATAAATTCTATTATTTGCTAAAGTTTCTTGGGGTATTTTTGCACCACTACCATCTATTTTAATATCTTTCCAAGATTGACCTAAATCATCATTACAGGCGTCAGATACATTAGTTGTTGCCATATTTTTTTACTTTTCCTTTATTCCAAACTCTTTTTTTGTTGGTAATGTCGGTTTTGAGGATGAGGATCCTTTAGATAAAACATGATAAACTTGCGGTGTTACTGTTTTGTACCAGTTCAGTGTCCTTTTAAATTCAGAGCTTTTTTTAGATTCAACTTCTTTTCCAGTTATTTCATATGAAGGATCATTTCTGCCAAGGACTCCTAAAATCATGGGTCTTTTTGGAGGGTTTTCATCATCCAAAAATATGCCAAATACCCACTCTCCACCAGTGATTGCAACTGTTGTTTTATTTAGAGAACCGTGCGTTGATGGTCTTGCAATAATTGCCCATCTCAAATCATCATCAGCGCATAAACTTCCTTCTGCCGGATCATACCCAGTAATGCGAACTTTAACCCTATCTCCCCATCCGTTTGCATCTTCTTTATTAACAGTTTGCCCAAGTGCAACTTGTCCTAAAAACCAACGAGGAGGATTTTTTCCAAAAAAACCTGGATTAAACATTTAATTGAATATGCCTAATTATGTCTTAATGTATATAGTTGAGGATATACATTTAACCATATGTATCCTTAACTAAAGTAAGTGAAGTGTATGAATTTTTTGGATCAAAATCATGACACAAATGCATAATTAAATATTTTCCACTTTGAAAACGATCTATTGCACCAACAGATTTATTATCAGGAGTTACTTTATTAAATTCACATTCTATAACATCTCCAGCCTGTAATTCTGCATTACAAGGTATAATCATATTAACAACTTGTGCAGTTAATGTATTATATCTCATTCTAGATTGTGCTAAATGCAATCTAGGATCATTATTCAAATTTGTCGAGATACCAACTTCCATATTTCCAGTATCAAATATGTAATTGTAAATTCTACTAAAAGAATCTTTGGCATCAAATTCAGAAGAATAATCTACATTTAAACCTAAAGGTACAATTCCACTACTAGTCAATGAAAGATATATTTCTTTATACTCAAATGTAAATGGATCAAAAAATATATTTTTAGTTTTATATACTCCATTTTTCAATGCAGTTAAAAGATTTTGATTTTTATCTATAGAGTATGAAATAATTCTAAAATCATTATCTTCATCAATACTAGATGTGGAAATTTCTTTATACACATATTTTCTAGGATATGGTTGTGCGGAAAATAAACTATCAATTGATCTAAAATTAAATCCAGTCCTAGTTTCCCAAAACAAAAATCCAGCAGAGCCTTCTACAGGAACTGCTTGGGGGCACAAAGATTTTATTAACGTAAATGGTGAAACTCCAGATCCTGGAAATGCACAAGAATTTTTTGTTTGTTCTATAGTTAATTTATTTAAAGGTATTTTTAATTCTTTTTCAAGGATTTCTTTTACGGAATTTGAAAGATTGTTATAATATTTTTTATAAACAGTTGTTGTTTCATTTGTGACAGCAAACTCTGATGTTAAAACTAACATCGTTGCATTTCTAAAACTTTCTTGTTTTCCTGCAGGTGGTGCAGCAATTATTGATAATGGATAAGATTTAAAATTTAATTCCCCAAGTTTTGGTTTTATTATAAACTCAAATTTTTCTTTGCCACTTGAAGTTATTGGTAAAGAATTTACAAGAGTTCCTCTTCTTTCTGTAGGATCAATTGCTTTGTCCGATTTTACAGAGTAACCCAAATCCGTGTATACTACATTAGCACTAATAAACGGAGATAATATACTTTCATAATAAGAAAACTTAACAACATCTAGTTTACTATCAGGATTTATAAAATCTACTCTAGTTCCCTCTCGTTGAACAACTAAATGTTGATAATTTGATGGACCTCTTGCTATATTTTTTACCATATTAACTCTCTAATATGTCTAGTGCTTGTGAAAGAAGTTTATTTGATCTAGGGGTAGACGAAGAAGTATTAGATCCTTGTTTGACTGCATAAGCAACAACTTCAGTATTATTAACAATGTATGGTTGTATACTGTTTATGTATACCACATCACGAGATTTGGAAGATTTTATTGAAGCAACATCAAAATTTTTAGCGGTTGTAGGAAAAAACGCTTGTGGTTGTGGTTTTATTTGTTGCTGAATTTGCATCAATTCAAGAGATTTATTATAGTCATCTATTAACCATTTGTTTTTCGCGTCAATTTTAATAATATCAGGAACTAATCCAGCATTTGTTTTCTTTACAAAAACAATTCCCATTCCAGGAAGATCTTGAACCATATACCTATTTCCATCTCTAGCAGCAAATTCAAAACCACCTTTAGGTACAGATCCTATTATAGGTTTTGATGTTTTATTGTCAATTTTATTGGATGTAGATACTTGAGTTTTTTGTACTTGATTTTTTCTGAGATCAAATACTGAATTCACATATCTAGCAGGATTGACATAAGCACCATTTACTATTCGTTCTAAATGTAAATGTGTATTATCATAATTTCCAGATCCTACAGTATTGGGAGGCCAATATTTAACTTTTGCAATAACTTGTCCTTGGTTAATATAACTTCCTTTTCTTAATCCAGGAGCAACAATAACATGTCCGTATACTACTTTTGTTTTATCTGCATGTTGAACATAAATTGCATCACCCCAATCACCAAATTTTGGTTCTATATGAACGATTGTTCCAGATTCAAATGCAGTAACTGGTGAATTTGCATCAACACCAATATCAATTCCCCTGTGATTTGGTCTATCAGTTGTTCTAAACCCACTAGTGAATTGTGGATTTCCTTGAGGAAGAACATATTTAAAAGATCCTGAAGTTGGTTTTACATCCAAAGATTTATATTTTTTAAGAGCAGATTGATATCTTTTTAAAAATCCTCTAGTGTGAACATTTTCTTGAGATCCTCCAGGAAGAGATGGCCACTGCCCAGTTAATCCTTGGGCAACTATCATTGGATCTTTTTGTAAATCTTTCACTATCCCATTTTGTCCTTTACCATAAGCAGCAACCGCTAATTTCCAAGCAGCTATATCTTGATTTTCTGGCGTAAATGCTTTTGCTGGTTTATACCGATCCCAAGTAGTAGATAGAAATTGATATCTACCAGCAGCATCACTTGTTCTTCCATCAGGAGTTGGTTCTGAAATTCTAGGGTGGTCTTTATATCCATTACTAAAAGTTTTACTTGGATACCGAGAATTGTACCCAGGAGCTTCAGCACCAGCAATAGCATCTAAAAGTGCTTTACCTTCTGGTGGGATATCAGCAGCAGATCCAGTAAATTGACCACCAAATCCTTCTGGACCATCCCCTCCTCCTCCACCTCCTCCACCACCTTCTTCATCTTTTACTTTAGTTTTTAAAATTTTAAGTTCGTTAAACTTTTTTAAAACCTCTTTAAATTTATTATTATTTTCATCACTCAATTTTGTATTTTCTTCTTCTACTAAAGTATTCTTTCTAAAAAACTCAAAATAATTTACTGCTTGATTTGCTTTTTTGCCTTTTGCACTTCCTCCAGGTTTAGCAAATGGTGTTGTAGTTTTAGTTGCAGATGGTTGAGTAGCAGTTCCTGCTGCAGTTTTTCTTGCTTGAGAAACTGTTCCACCCTTAGCAAAACCGTAAGGATTTTGTGAAGAAGGAGATGCAGTTGTAGGTAAAGTAAAAGGTGCTAACGGAGTTGAAGTTGGTGGAGGGGATTGTTGTGTTGCAGATGGAGACTGTGATGGAGATGTAGGTGGAATTGGTCCAGAACTTTGTGGCCTTGGTGGATTAAAAAATGACTTCCAAGATTTTGATAAGGATTCAATTCCATATTCTACACCATCATACAAACGTCCTAATTTATCAATTTCCGTTGATATGTTTTTTCTAGCAGATTTAATGACATCATAAGTACCACCAGCAAGTTTTGGAAAATTTTGAATTGCCCAAATAATAGCATTTAATCCTTTACCAATGATATCAATAGTAAATTTAATAGTATTTAAAATCCATGGATTATTTCCAAAGAATTTTTTTAACTTAGAAATAATTATTGGAAGATTATTAACCAATAAACCTAAAAATATTGTACCCAAAAAATCCATAATTTTGTCAAAAATACTTTTTGGTCCAGATAATATCGCAGAAGATACTTTTTTTAGGGGAGATGTAATTTTAGATTTGGCAGATTCTATGGACGTTTCTTTCTTTGATAAAAAAGATCTTTTTTCTTCTTGAGAATCAAATCTTTCTTTATCTAAACGTATTTTTTTTATTTTCTTATTATAAGAAAATAAAGAACTTTTTATTTTTGTAACAGTTAGTTTTAATTTTTTAGATTGAGTGTTAATCATCCTACAATACCTAAAGCAATTGCAGTTCTAGAAATATCATCAGAAAATGCAGGATTTACCGATGATACTGATGGAAGAGGAGTTGGATTTCCTTGAGGACCAGGAAGTGATTTGGTTTTAGGTTGGTTATTGATCACTTGTGCCGGTAAAGGCATATTAATAAAAGTTGTTTTTGGTGAAGCAGTTCCCAAATCTAAATTTGCGATATTCCATTTTTTAGTATTTTGTATAACTTGAGATAATGTATTATTAATTTTGGTTGAAGAAGACTCTCCCATACCAAATGTTTCTCTAGTTGGACGTAAGTATTCCTCTTGTGTGACTGGACGTCCAAACCCTTCATATTTTTCTTTTACTCTATTAACTTCTTCTATCGGTCTACCAACAGACCAATTTTTAGTCATTGTGGGACTAGGTTCTGGTGCGGATGACGCTACTGTTGGTGTTGGTGTTGGTGTTATAGATGATGCTGGTGCTGCTGGCGCTGGAGATGCCGCTGGTGCTGGAGATGCCGCTGGTGCTGGAGATGCCGCTGGTGCTGCTGC